AATTGTGATATATGTAATAAGTTTAATAATAGCTTTCCAAGATCATTTAAGTTATCTAAAAACTTTACTCTCGGACAATTATTGGTTGGTAAGTTTGGCGTTAGTTTACAAGCTCAACGAGGATTACAGGAAAAAGATATTGTATGTAACTTAATTCAATTAGCAGAAAATTGCCTTGAACCTATACGTGCAAAATATCCCGATATGCAAATTAGCAGCGGTTTTAGAGTGGGAACAAATTCTAGTGATCATAATATAGGGGGTGCTGCAGACATTGTTTTTCCCAATAGAAGCGTAAGTTCTGTGAAAGATATTGCAGCATGGATAGTGGATAATGTACCTCATCGTCAGTGTTTACTAGAGTATGAAACATACGCAGGAACAGATAAAATTAGAGTAGTTTGGATACACATAGCATTCTTATCTAGAAACGGATATCTAGTAGAATCTAGTTTCCCTCCAGTACAGACATTTGTAAATCACCAAGCAAAGTATAGTAAATTGGTAAATCTAGCATAATAAATATCAATTATGGCCCTAACAAAATCAGTTAAACAATTTGTAGATTTGGATTTATCGTTTAAAGTAAATCCTTTTACAAAAGATCTTTATCTAAAAACAGATGAGGATGCAATAAAAACCGCCCTAAAAAATTTAATAAAAACTAAAAATTTTGAGCGCGCCTTTCATCCCGAAATAGGTACTCAGGCACATACATTATTATTCGAACCATTTGGTGCCGCGGTCAATGTTGCTATGAAAAGAACCATTGAAGATACTATTAATACATATGAACCTAGAGTAAGGTTAGTGGATGTTGCAGTAACAGAATCCTCTGATACAAATGAACTTATTGTTACGATTAATTTTACCTTAAAGAATTCGGATAGACCCCTAACAATTACAACTTTACTAAGTAGAGTACGATAATGGCAAATTACAGATTAGCAGAATTAGACTTTGATGATATTAAAGTCAACCTAAAACAATTTCTAACAAATTATAGAGATGCAGATAATAATCTAATTTTTAAAGATTATGATTTTGACGCATCTAGTTTATCTATACTACTAGATATACTATCGTATAATACTCATTATAATGCATACTATGCTAACATGGTTGCGAATGAGATGTTTTTGGATTCTGCAGTTAAAAAATCATCAGCAATTTCTTTAGCAAAACATTTAGGTTATACACCGTTATCCTACAGAAGTGCAAAGGCTAAACTTAGTTTTGTAGTACCGAATCCAATAGATTCTCCTCCAACATTGACATTGCCAAAATTTTCTCCATTCACAACGTCAATTAATAATATCAATTATTCTTTTTGTAACTTAGATCCTGTAACAATTAAACCTGTCAATGGCGTTTATTTATTCTCAGATGTTTCTATCGTTGAAGGATCTCCACTTTCATATACCTATAGAGTAGATGTATCAGGTCCAGATGAAAGATATATTATACCCAATTTAAATATCGATACTACAACCATTAGAGTAACAGTTCAAAATTCATATTCAGATTTAACTACTGTCACATATACTCAAGCAGGCGGACTTGAAGCAGTTAACCCATTATCCCAAGTATATTATTTAGAACAAAATCCAACAGGATATTATGAAATATTTTTCGGGGACGACACAATAGGTAAAAGACTAAAACCCGGTAATCTTGTTAAGATTGAATATTTGATAAGTAATGGTACAGCCTGTAATGTATCAAATAACATAGAACAAAATTTTTCATTGGGTATTACTATAGGCGGTGTACAAGTAGGAAGTTCTATTCTAGCAACACAAAATTCGTCGGGTGGAAATAACGGCGATACAATAGAACAAATTAAATTTAAGGCACCTAGATTTTTATCATCGTTTAATCGTGCAGTGACTGCAAATGATTATAAGGCAATTATTGAATCTAATTATCCATTGGTAGAATCCATAGCTGTTTGGGGCGGGGAAGATAATGTGCCACCCAAATATGGAAAAGTTATTATATCATTAAAACCATATGCGGGATATACAATTAATACTGAAATTAAAAATAGAATTAAACAGGATATTCTTCAAGACAAAAAGATGATGACAGTTATACCAGAATTTGTCGATCCTAATTATTTGTATATTTCATTAGATACCAAAGTAAAATTTGATCCTAAGAATTCAAGATATAATGCAAATGAAATTGCTACATTGGTTAAGGCAAAAATTAATGATTACTTTAGTACAGACTTACAAAAGTTTAATCAAAGTTTCATATATTCTAAGTTATCTAAAAATATAGATTTAGTAGATTCTTCAATTATAGGTAATATAACTAATTTTAAAATACAAAAACGAATAGCACCAACTGTTGGAACTACAAACATATATACTGGAACTAATGCTATACAATTTGCAAATCCTTTAATGTCGGGTAGTATTATATCTACTGCATTTTATTATCGAGTAAATACAGATATAAAAACCGTATATTTAAAAGATATGATAACCACAGATAATACAAGTACCTTAAATCTATATGATTTTTATACCGATTCTTTAGTGTCAAAAAATATAGGTACTGTTGACTATATGTCAGGCATATTAAAAATACCCACATTAAAAGTAGCAGGATATATAGAAAACAATACAGATATACGAATATATGCAAAAATAGAAGAATTAGATATCAATGCATCTAAGGATTTGATATTGGTTATAGATGACGGAACCTTGGATACTACATCTAAGAAAATATCCGGATTAGTTGTTACGGTAACAGTGTAATATGATAGAAGACGTATTTGTCCCACAAAAATTATTGGGACCGTTAAAAAAATATGGAGTATCGAAACCTGATACTTACGTAGGAAATTTGGAGGGTTGGTTTTATCCTCTATTTACTACACGCTCCGAAGCGATACAGGATGATCTCGATAGAGGCGGTAGGGGTATCTATCGAGTTCTTACCTTTTATAGTACAGTTGGAGAATTTTATATTCCCGATAGTTATCAGAATATTGCAAAAAATAAAGATCCTATCATCTATACCTTATACAATGGTGATGGTGCAGAAAATCCATTCAAAAGAATACAAAATAAACTATCTATTCTAGTACCGAATCAATTTCCAGAATTCGTACAAGAAGAATATGAGATGTTTGTTACTTTTATAAAAGCATATTATGAGTTTTTAGAACAAGATTATCAGGCACAAGAAGTACTACAGGATATTACAAAGTATGCAGACATAGATACTACTGCAGAAGAAATGATTGAAAGATTTATTAGTAACTATGCTAACGATTTATCCAAATCTAAAATTTCTAATAATCGATTACTTGTAAAAAAGATAAGAGAAATTTATAGTAAAAAGGGAACAGAACCATCTTATAGAATGTTATTCAATATTCTATATAAAGAATCCATAGATTTTTTCTATCCATATGATATTGTATTAAAATCGTCGGACGGTAAATGGACTATACCTGAGGCATTGAGAGTAAAACAATTATCTGTTCAACAAAATTTATTTGATTTTGAAAATACTATGGTAATGGGATCTACATCAAACGCATCTGCAGTTGTAAGTAAAGTTATTAAAATAGATTTGTCAGGCAATGATGTGTATGAATTAACATTAGAGCCAGGAAGTATACGAGGTGAATTTTTAAACGAAGAGATTGTGTATGCAACTAAAGTAGTTACATTAAGCACAGGCGAAAGAGTTACATCGCAAATAAACGCAAAAACATATTCTGTACTTAGTAGAGTAAAGATTAAGGATGGTGGATTGGGATATGCTAAAGGCACAAATTTAAAAGTAACAGACGAAACCGGAATTCTAGCCAGAGCAAAAATTAAAGAAGTTAATAGATACGGATCAATAACTAATATTGAAGTATTAGAGTCTGGGTTAAATTACTCCGCAAATACTATTATAGATCCTGGTTATCCCACTGTTCCTCTTTTTGGTAAATATGAAATTAAAAAGGGACAAGTCACTGTTACCTTTCCTTTACCTCATGCAGTAGTAAAAGGAAAAAATATTAGAATAAATTATACAGGCAATATATTCAGTCCTGTAGATAATACTTCTCATACTGCGGTAGTAACATCTATACCAGATGCCAAATCGATTAGATTTAAATATCCAGGATTCTAAATGGCAGCAACATATATTTTATCAACACCTAGTGCGTATGTCAACGAAGGCGATACGATAACTATTAACTTAAATACTACAAATGTTGCCGATGGTACTCGTGTTCCTTTTGCCATTACGGGAACAGGTATAACAAGTCAAGATTTTGTAAGCAATCCTTCTCTTATAGGAAACTTTGTTGTATATGGAGGATTGGCTTCAATATCATTTGTAGCAAAAAATGATCTTTTAACTGAATATGACGAAACAATGGTTTTGACATTGACAGGCACAGGAAACTATGAACGCATAACTGTAACGATTCAAGATACTTCAAGAACTGTAGTAACATCGATTGTTAACTTTTCGATAACTGCAAATCCGCCCATTATAAATGAAGGGCAGTATGCGACCTTCAATTTAACTGCTACCGGATTAACTCCAGGAACGGTTGTTCCATATAGATTATTGGGAGTAAGTCAAGATAGACTTGGCTATGGAAACGTAACAGGATTATTAACTTTTACTGCATCAAATGTTGTTGGTACTACAGCAACTACTATTTCGTTTCCGATATTGCAAGATCAAAAAACTCAAGGGCTTTCCTCAGCTGTTTTAGTTTTACAACCAGATTTTGCTTATTCTTTAATTGTATCTGGTTCTGTTACTATTAATGATACTTCCGTAAACATAGTACCTACATATACTTTGACACCAAATAAAGGTGATGTAAGGGAAGGCGAAAGTGTTACAATAACACTTACAACATATAATATACCAGATGGCGATGTATATCCATACCAAATAGTTCCATATCCTACGGAAAAGTATCCTGAGATTGTAGATATAAGTAGATTCAATAATCTAACATCATTGGATGGAAAATTTCCACCAATAGTAAATAATACTGCAAGTATTACTTTATCTGTAAGAGATAACTTTATTTTTAATCAACCTACATATTTCTATATAAGTTTACCTGAGCAAGCAGTAACAGGTCCTTTAATACGAATTTTGGATTCAGGAAATACATTCCTATCGTCCGCCGCAACTTCTGGAAATGCATATGTTTCATTTTTAGACAAAGCAGACCTTGTTTCTAATATAGGTGGTATTACTATAAAAAATGGATATTGGAAAGACACATCTGGTCAATTATCTGAAAGTATATTTTTACAGGGAAAAACACCTTTCGCACCTGAAGGATCTGCCGCATATTATCAACCATTTTCATATGTAATTAGGTCTTCTAAATCTATAGAGGAATGGGGAGATGCAATAAAAACAATGCTACACCCCGCAGGACTTAGTATTTTTAGTGAAATAAATAATGAGACATTGCCGTCTAGCACTCCTAAGATTGTAACTGCTGCTACAAATGATGCAGAAATACAAACATTTGCTGTTATAACTGCAGATATTTCTAAATTGGATGCAAGTGAAACAGCAACACCAAATATACCCGAGCTAAAAGTAGATGCAGTATCAGCATTGTATAACCTATAATAAATAATAAATGCCGAATATAGTAACCAACAAATTCAAATTAGTTAACGCAAAAAACTTTCTCGATAGTTTTAATTCTACGAGTAATGTTTCTTTGTATATGTTTTTATCTAAACCTGGTCCTTGGAATGTAAATGAAGACGTTCCTATCCCAATGGATAATTTGCAATTAGAACCTAGCATTTGGGATAATATTGTTAGTTTGAAACAAATCACATCTGGTAATATGGTAAACGTTGTTAAACGTATTGATTGGGAATTTAAAACTGTATATGCAGAATATTCTCACGATGATGAAAATTTATTGGGAAAAAATTTCTATGTTGTGAACAAGGATCTAGATGTATATAAGTGCATAGACAATGCGGGCGGATCTGAATCTACAGCACAACCCAGCGGACAAAGTTTAAATATATTTAAAACTTCTGATAATTATAAATGGAAATATCTGTATACAATTTCCACGTCTGATAAATTAAAATTTTTAACTCCTAATTGGATGCCTGTTAGAAAAAATGATAGTGTAGCATCGGTTGCTGTACCTGGCGGAATTGAAAATATTAAAATTTATAATGGTGGTACTAATTATTCTGTATTTACAGATGTTATTATTGAGGGCAATGGTGCAAATGCAGATATAACAGCAAGACAAAACTTGGGAGTTTTATATGATTTTTCATATAATAATCCTGGACGTAATTATAGTTTTGTTTCTGCAAAATTAAATGATACTCAGAATTCTGGAAGAGCAGGAAACATAAAAGCAATTATTAGTCCTGCGTTAGGACATGGTGCTGATCCTATTTTAGAATTAGGTGCGCATTTTGTTATGCTAAATGTTAAAACAGAATACAATGAAGGATATGGAGATTTCCCCGCAGGGTTTACATTTAGACAATTAGGTCTAGTAAAAAATCCTAAGAATGTTTATAACACCAATGCAAATACAGCAACATTGAGTGGTCTAGCAGGTTTAAGACTTACTTCAATAAATGGTAGTTTTTCTAATAATGAATTTTTAGAAGGTCAAAATACAAATGCAAATGCGTATGTAGTCACTTCTAATGTTGTTTCTGGTAATGGATACTTAAAATATATACAATCTTTTGATTTGACAAGCAATTATAAAAAATTTAGTATAGGCGAAACTGTACTAGGCAAAACTTCTGGCGCAACGGCGGTCGTTGCAAATACAATCGTAGCAGAAGTAATAAAAAATACCGGCGATATAATCTATGTGGAAAATAAACCCCCGTTAACTAGATTAATAAACCAAACAGACAATCTACATCTTGTATTAGAATTTTAAGGAAAAGATATGGCGGATTTAACAAGTGTTTCACCTTACTTTGATGACTTTGACGCAACCAAAAATTACGTTAAGGTATTGTTCAAGCCAGGTGTTGCAGTACAATCTAGAGAATTGACGCAATCTCAAAGTATATTACAAAATCAAATAAAGCAAGTTGGGGATTTTCTATTTACAGATTCTGATAAAGTTTTAGGTCCTAAACCTATAGTAAATCTCAATGTAAGAAACATTAGATTAAATTCTTTGGATAATAGAGGCGTTCCAATAAATGTAAATGATTTTCTAGGTACATATGTAACAGGCGGAACAACTAAGAATTTGATTGGATATGTAGAATTTGTATATTCTGCAGATGATCCTAATTTAGGAGATCCTCCATCTATAGTAATATCTTTAAAGAAATTCAATTCTACAAATAATGGAATGTTTGGTGCATCTGATGCTGAGGATTTATATTTTTATACAGATTACACTGATGCATTAAATGAGGCAACACCTAACTTTAAAGCAAGAACAACTACAGATATTACAAAGAATGCAATATCTACAATATCACCATATTCTAGATCTATAACATTTACTAATCCAACTACATTAATTTCAGTTGGGGATTTAGTTGTTCATCCGTTATTAACTACTCCTTTATATGTGACGGAAATAGTTAATACTTTAGAAGTGCTTGTTAATAATGAACCAGGTGTTGTAATTGGGGGAGAGACAGTTTCATTTGTAACTAAAGCATGCAATCCAACTTCCATTGTTACACAAGACATTGCTACATTTTATAAGTACGGTTACTTTGTACAAAATACTTTATCTAAAATTGTACCCGATAAAACAACCGCATACCCTACAAAATTAATAGCATTTTTATCTAATCAACAAATTATTACTAGTGAAGATGATCCTTCGTTGTTAGATCCCGCTTTTGAAAGTTCTAATTATTTTGCATCAGGTGCAGATAGATTAAAAATAGAACTGTCCTTAGCAAGTATAGATATACAAAAGAAAAGTATAACTGATTATATAAACACAGGAAATACAACGGGCAAGGATATAATTCCTTTACTTAATTTTAATCGAGGGGATATAGAATATCTAAGAGAACTGTCCGTAGATAGTAATCTCGAGAAAAAACTTGCAGAAAGAACATATGATCAATCTGGTAGTTATGTTGTAGATCAATTTCATATTACTCCAGGAATAACATATTCTAATAATCCAAATTTACAGTTTAAAATAGGACCAGGTAAAGCTTATGTGGGCGGATATCCAGTAAAAACAGTAGGAACTACTAATTTTGCTATACCTAAATCTAATAAAACAGAAACGAAAGTTGGATATAATATTAATACATTTCAAGGAAATTATTTAAAAGTTTCTAATGTAAAGTATCTTTTAGTTCCTCCGCAAACAACAAATGCAAGTTATAGTTTTTTAGAATTACATAACGTTAGAAATCCTGCAAATGCAACTACAAGAGTAGGAACAGTCAGTTTTAAAGATTTAGAATATGACACATCTTTGGGGCAGGATACTATATTCAAATTCTTTTATAACTATTATGCGCCTGTAGCTGAAGCTCCAGCATCTTGGTCTGCATGGTCAACAAAATATAATATACCTTCGGACGAAGGACAATATATTGCAAACGCATTATACACAAATAATGATTTATTAGGTAACTATGGTACAGCTAGCACACCTCACTATGGTTTATTCAGAGAACCAGATGTTGCAGGAGTAGCTTTTTGGTGGAGCTATTGGAATTCTAATGGAAGAGATATTGCAAAAGTAAAAGAAGCATTTGCAATTACTGCGGAAAAGAGTAGTACAAGTGATTCCGCAAGAGTTTTATCAAATACTAAATCATATCTTCAAGTCATAAACAATAGCCCATTTATAGATGGGTTATTGAATGTACAACAGGTAAAAAGTATTGTGGGTGTTGCAAATGAACTTACTAGTCAAGGTACATCTGCGACTTATGGTTCTCCATTCTTTTATGCGGATATAGCAGATCCTGCAGGTTTAGATAGTTCTAATAACATTAAAATATTTGATCCAATATCTGCGGATAAATTAGTATATGATATAAACAAAAAATATGTAACTACATTACGAAATATTAGAACACAATATAATAAAGTTTATAATAACGCGATATTTGCAGGTGGAACTTATAGTAAAACACTTTCATTACCAGAAACACTTGCGGTAGGAGATGGAACTATTCCCTCAAGCACAGCAAGATCAAATTTCGTTGTATTAGTTAAATCCGGGGCAACATCAAATGTCAAATTAGGAGCATTTAACTTTGAAAGAGGATCTGTAGTAGTTACAGGATCGGGAGCAACAGTTTCATTTGATTTAGGCGATCCTTCATTTACTGGGGTAGCAGATATCCTATTAAAAATACAAAATGATAATACTCAAATTAGAACAAAAACTTTAGTTCAAAATGCAATAGTTAATATAGAAGTAAATGCAGCCGAAAAAGAATATAGTTTAGGTATAGCAGACATATATCGTTTTGGAGGAATTTATAAATTATCAAATATTGCAAAATATAGAGGTACCTGGTCTTCTGGAACAAATTATAGTTATGAAGATGTAGTGTTAAATTATGGATACATGTATAAATCAATTTATCCGTCTTCCAATGTTTCAGTGTATAATGCAAACGTATGGTCTCCAATTCCAGCATTATCTTCAAATAATTATGTTTTAAATGATGGCCAAAGAGATAATTTTTATGATCATGCTTCTATAAAGTATATAGGCGGTACTTCAAGTATACCTGGAAATGTATTAGTAACATTTTCATATTTTAATCATACAGGCGAAGGGCCTTTAACTGCAGAATCTTATAGTGCAAATTTATACTCAGCAATACCTACATATAAATCTGTTACTGATAGTAGAGAATATAGTTTAAGAGATTCTATAGATTTTAGACCAAGAAGAATTGATAATAGTACATATCAAAATTATGATACAGCGGTCATTCCAATTAGTAGTGCTATTACTGAGGCAGATGTCACATACTTACTAGGTAGAATTGATAGACTATATGTAACAAACACGTTACAAAATTTTAATTCTCCTTATAATAGTTTTTTAATTGAAACAGGAATTCCATCATTATCACCCGTGGAACCTACTGATAATTCAGATTTAACTAAACTAAGTATAGCAACGATTGCTGTACCTGCATATAGTTATAATGCAACCGAATGTGTTATTTCTTATTCTGATTACAAACGATATACCATGGTTGATATAGGAAATATACAAAAATTAACAACTAGATTAGATAAACAAATAAAATTACATGCAATAGAAATTGCAAACCTTAAGGGCGTTATAACGAACGATAACGGAGATTCTTTATTAAAGACAGGAATTTTGGTTGAGGATTTTACAACTATTGACAGAGGCGATACTGTAAATTCAGGGTTTCTTTGTGCTATAGATACTGTAAGAAAAGTATGTTCACCGGGGGTGGATATTACAGATGTTAGTTTCTTTATGACTGATCCTAATACTACAAATATATCTAGAAGTGCGGATATTATTAGTATGCCTTATGTAGAAGAAATTTTTGCATCTAATTTAGAAGCGAATCACATTATCAATGTAAATCCTGCAGGTATAGATGATGGTAGAGGTAGAGCAGTTCTTTCAAGACAAAATGGAAGAGGTGTTAATTTATTATTAACTGGTCTTTTAATCATATCAGGATATTATCTTATTACAAGTGGAGTTGGGGCAATAATAGCAGGCGCAATAGGAACCGCTATAACTAGTATAGCAACCACTGCTGCAGCATATTTAATTGTGGGATATAATTCTTTGATAGCGGCGGGTGCTGCATATTTTCCCGCATTAAGTCAATTAAGTATAACTGTTAACAGCGGAATTCTTGCTCCAGTTTCTGACGCAATTGCTGCAAGTGGCGGAGGATCATCTGTAGTTATATCGTCAACGGGAGCGAATTCTGTAGCAGGAGGTGCTTCGATTGAAGGTGTGGGTGTTGCGGAAACTGGGGCTTCTGGAACAGTCGGCGGAGCCACTGCGGTTGAAGGATATGAAGGCGTGGGTGTTGCGGAAACTGGGGCTTCTGGCACAGTAGGCGGAGGAGCTGCCACTGCAGGCGCTGAAGCTTCTGGTGCCTGGACCGTACCAGAAATAGCACTCGCGGTTGCAGCAACGTATGTGGTAATCAAATATGCTCCAGAAATAGGAGCCGCAGTAAAACACGTGGGCGATCAGGTACAAAAAACCGGTCAAGATATAGTAAATGGTGTTAATGATTTAGGCGATAGTTTGGCAGATATTGGTGGATGGTAATTAAATAATAGTATATTAACAGGAAAAATAAATGGCTCAAATTCAAGATCAAAATCAAGTAACACAAAACAATAGTATACTTCCCGTATATTCTAGTGCACAAATACTGGGGTTTAGTATTTCATTGATGCCACCTAATACAAAAATTTATGTTTATTGTAACGGAGTGGATATAACTGCTTTTTGTGCACCTGCTACAAAATCTCCATTATTAGGAGATCCTATAGTTACAGATCAATTAGGAAATGCATCTGGATATCTTTACATTCCTAGTTTTGAAGGAAAATATAAATTTTTAGCAGGGGAAATGATGATGACGTTTGGTGATGCACCAAACAGTATTGCTGCATGTAAATATATTTCTGAAGCTATCTTTATGAATCACGGTATTGATTTAGTTGATACAGAACAAGGTGGTACTTTATCATTAAGAAGAATGGAGAAACTTAGAACAGATGTTTCTGGTTCTTCTACACAACCAAATACGACACAAGCAAGATTGGATCCTTTAGCCCAAACGTTTGTGGTTGATGGAACCAAATATCCGTTAGGAATATTTGTTACAGGTATTAATTTATTTTTCTATTCAAAAGACAACACGTTGCCTATTGCTGTAGAATTAAGACCAATGGTTAACGGTAAACCCTCAACTACAGAATATTTTTCTGGTTCTTTTAGTGTTATGGGGGCTAATGATGTTAAGGTATATGATCAAGCAACAGGAGATATACAACCAACAATATTTTCTTTTGCCCATTTAATATATTTAAAACCTGGAGAATATGCATTTTGTGTAACAACTAAGTCTACCAAGTATCAAATATTTTCAGCAAAGCAAGGAGATGGGTTAACAGTAAAACAGCCATTTGCAGGTTTATTATTTAAGCCACAAAATACAGGAGATTGGGTAGGTGATAGTACCGAAGACTTGACATTCGTTATACGAAAAGCCAAATTTAAAACTGGCACAACTACCTTTAAGATGAAAAATACTGCTTTAGATACAGTAAATGAATATAGTAGACTTCGATTATTAAGCACAGAAATTAATTTTGGTGCAACAGCAACAGTAGGTTATAAAATTCAAACCACTCAAGCAGGATCAGGTATAAAATCTGATTTTAAAGAAATAGCAACGGGGGGTTTTGCAACACTCGATTCAAGACAAACAGTTTCAAATGATAGTGATACTGTTTTAGAAGTATCAATGACAACTAAGAATCAAGATGTAAGTCCAATATTAGATAGACAGTTAATGTCCGCGCAAGTGTTTAATCCTTTAATTAAACCTTATACTTCAGAAATATCAGCAAGTGAATTATTACCAAATAGCGGAACTGCAAGATCAAGATATATCAGTAAAGTTATATCTTTACAAGAAGGATTTGATTCTACAGGATTACAAGTTAAACTAGATGTTAACAGAAAAGTTGGAACAGATATTGAAGTATTTGGTAGAGTTTTGTCTAGAAAAGATAATGCCTTTGTTTCTGGAATTAAAAATAAACCATGGATTAAGATGCCTTTATATGCGCCACAGCAAAAAACATATGCGGGAACAAGTGATAATAAATTTAATCAAGAAACATATCAGTTGCTTGAACCTTTGCTTAGTTATACAAATGCAGCAAATATTGCATCAAATGTTGCAATAACAGCATCCTATACAGATTTTGCACAATATCAAATTAAGGTAGTGTTTTATTCTAATGATTCTATATACTTACCTAAAATTAAAAATCTGACAGCAACTTCGGTAATATAATATGGAAGAAAGATACGTTCCTGTAGAAAATGATCCTAGATATGTAAAGGATATGTATAATTCTGCTATACTAAATACTGATGTTAATTCTGTGATAGCACACAAACAAAAGAAGAAAGTTTTGAATCAAATTAATAGTATGCAAGATGAGATAAATATGCTGAAAGAAGAACTTCAAAAAATTAAAACCCATTTACAGTTAAGTTAACTATGCCATCATTAAAAAATCTTTCAAACGTAAATGTAGGTACTACTGCCAATGACGGCACAGGCGACCTATTACGAGATTCATTCGTTAAAATAAACAATAGTTTAAACTCCCTATATACCGGAGGACAAGTAACTTCGTTTAGTAACGATAATCAATTTGCTCCAGGATACACATGGGAAAATGATAAACGTACAGGATTCTATAATCCTGCAACGGGCGAAATAGGTGTTGCCTTAAACGGACAAGAAGGATTATATTTAAATCAAGATGGCACTATTACTTGGTTTGGTTCAGCGTTATCTACAAAGGGTTATGTTGATAGTCAGATTACTAGTTTTACTGGTGGAATAAGTGCAGCTAATATTGTAGTAACCACGGGTACAGGCAATACTACTGTAACGGTTAACGGTGTCCCCGTGGTTTCTGCATTGCCGACAACAGGAAATTCTCAGGGAAGAATAGTATTTTATTTAGGTGATGTTTGGATATATTCTTCATATCCCGCAGGCAATGGAACAGGATTGGCTGCAGATGCTGCGATTGCTAGGGCCGCAGGATCAGACTCAAGATGGGTTAAGTTTAGAGGTGATACTGCGATTACTGTTGGTTCAGTTAGACCAGCAACTGCACCCGAAGGCACTTTATATTATGAAACAGCAAATGCATTACCATATTTCTTTATATCCGGAGCTTGGAAAACATTATCAAGTGTTATAACATCTAGCGCTCCGTCTGGATTAGATGTTTTATCTGTATTACCAGGAACAGGAGATCCTTCAAACTACTCAGGTAGAACTGTGGTTGTTGGGTCAGTTGCATACATATTCATAGGTGGTGCGTGGAAAACATTGAGTAGTTATGTAAGTGGTGCAGGAGGAAGTGGAAGCGGAATATCCACGGGCGACACTTTACCTGGCACTGCAAATGCTTATACACTATTTGCTAAAACAGGAACTAATCCTGGGTTATATATTTACGATGGTACAGCATGGACAACAATACAAAAGTATTCTTCTAACACATCCACTGCAAGAATACAAACATTATCGGCATTACCTTCAGATGTAACGTACTACAATTCTGGAGATTTAGTAATTGTATCTGGAAAGAGTTATATCTTAAGAACAGACAAATCTGTTTGGGATTTATATTCCCCTGGTGCAAATACTACAGTAACAAATATTGTTTTGAATGCGGGTCAAGTAGGCAATGTGGAATTAGCAGCAAATTCTGTAACTAATAGTAAAATTGTACTTGGTGCAGTTACAGGAGATAGAATTGCAGATAATACTATTACAGGAAGACAAATATTAGACTTATCTATAGGCTCTTCAGAATTATCGCCAAATGCTGTGACAACAGGAAAAATTCAAGCTGGGTCTATAACTGATAGAGAAATTGCAGGCAATTCAATTAGTGGCACAAAAATTATTTCTGGCACTATTACTAAATCTCAACTTTCAGCAAACATATTTAATAATCTAAATGTTACTGCAAATGCGTTATCCGATGTATCTCAAAACTTAGGTACAATCGTTTCGGGCGCTATACAGTCTATAGATGGAAAAATGGTAATTGATATTAATAATAAAATTATTAGAATTGAGTTATGACAACTACAGTATTTTATGCAGGTAATGTAAGTACAACAAAAGTTGTTTCTATATTCTCAAATCCAACAGGGTTGTCGGGAAATAATGCACCTCTACTAAATCCAACTCAAAATTTGGATAGAATATATTTCGATTCAAGATTTGATTATTTGAATATAGTATACAACGGCACATTTACTACAGTATATAATCCAATTAATACTAATTCAACCGATCCAACAACTATAGTAAAAGGTGAGAATTATAAGACAACCGTTATTCATAATTTTGGTTATACTCCTGCAGCAATTTTATTAGACTTTGATAGTAAAGAAGTTATAGGAGCACAAACTTTTATACAATCAGTAAATAGTTCTTTTAGAGTGGCTTCGTTGCAGATGGATTCAAATAATTTTTATATTAAAGAAAGATATCATGTTGTCAACGATCCTTTGCCATCTATAACTAGACGTTATATTATATTAGCATTTAAACACCCTGCAACCGTTCCTAGTTTCTAATCATGGCTAATGTAACACTTTTAAACATAACAGGACAATTAGTTACATTTGGAGCTAATGCAAATGTAGGATTAAGTTTTAATTCTGATAATGGATTTATCTATAAAAAAGATAATCAATATATTAGTACATCTGGTTCTGCTTTTACTAAAACATTATACTCTACGAGTTTAACATTATATCAGGAAACAGATGTTGGAATATCGTATGTAGATTATAGCCAATTATCTAAAAGACAATCGTTAGGTCCACAAGTACCAAAGTCTGGGCCTTTTATAGAAAATTATTCTGTTAACGGTGATTTGAATACTAATAATTTTATAGAATTACTTTTAATAGATAAGCCACCTATTAGAACAGGTGAATTTCAATTTACTATTGGAACTGTTACGTTTACAGGAACTATAACTAAGCAAACAACATATACTCAATATAATTGGCAACGTGTAGGTGGTGTATATACCTATGTTGAAAGTGCAACACCATTGGGATATGGAATAGAAATAAGTAGAAGTTCTTTGTACACTGTTAGTTTAGTAAATGGTTCGTATGTTTATACACCAACAGATTTATTAAACTTTTTAAATACCCTCAAAGGTGGGGAAGAAATAACATCTACATCCAATACAGGAAATCCAAATAGCGGTGGGGGAATTATATCCACATTTTCCTCATCTATTACTGCACTGCCTATAACATCTTATTATATTCCACCTGCGGATGCGTTAAGATATATTGCAAGTTATCCAGATTTAATAGTTGCATATGGTACGGATTATACAAAAGGACAACAGGATTATGCAAACTCTGCAGGTGCAAGACCTATATTGTTTGATCCCATTGCATATTTAAACAAATACCCTGACGTAAGACAATTGTATGGATATGACACATACAATGCAACAATAGATTTCATTACTACGGGATATTATCAGGGAAGAACGGCAGATGCTAGTTCAGTGAATCCCTTGACAGGCGGTTTGTATGATGAAAGATATAGTGCAGTTACACTTGCTGATGATTTAATTATTTGGCCAGAAGGCGAAACTTTAGCAGGATCAGGGTCTTCTCTTACTTACAAATATAATACTACAAATTACTTTATTAATGGTAGTGTACCTGTAACAGGTAATGTAAAATATTTAGGAATTTTAGTATGAGTTTTTTATTCAATTCTACAGAATTAACAGTAAAAGATAGTAGGGGAAAAATAAAATTTTCTTTAGATAAACAAATGCCTCATATCTTGTATAATACAACTGGGATAATACAAGTACCATCAATATTATCCGGAGATAGAAATGCAGCATTCGTCAATAGAGTTGACGAATTTCCAATCATTTCAAACGATTTAATAAATACTAATGACTACTTTATTATGCCCTTTTATGCAATAAATGGCGGGATTTCTGACAATACAGGATATGTTACTAGCGGTCAAGGTTCGATACAGATCAGAGAAATAACTCAGCCTAGTACAGGAGAATACTTAGGTTGCTCCATAATGACAACGATTGCAGAAAATGGAGTATTAAAAATTGTGTGTAAACATAATTTAAACAGAGGGCAGTATAGTAATATTGCTGGAGACGATGCAGTAAATATTGCATACAGAATATATTACGGGAGATTTAATTGAAATCTCTAGATGTTAAGAATAACTAATTACGGATTAAAATGTCGTTAATCAAAAATATAGAACTAACACAAGGTATAACATTTTCCGATACGGTACAATATCTGGATGACAATAAGAATCCAATTCCGTTAACGGGAAATGTAGTATACGGACAAATACAAAAATCTACAGGCGGTAATGTCATATCGGCATTTACTGCAACAATTACTGACTATGGTAATAGTATAATTAGTTATGGAATAACTGCACATAATAGTGCGAATATTGCTTTTGGTAGATATGTATATGTTTTAAATGCGACGGATGGTAATGTAGTTTTAGGAATATCCTCAGGTTTTGCTACAGTTAATCAAGGTTCGATTCCTGGTAGAATTAGTGTACAACCAGAAACTCCTGCAGCATTTAATCCAATATTTTTATATGTTGGTGCAACAGGGTTAACGGGCAATATTGGCGCATCTGGAGCAACAGGATCATTAGGAGCAACAGGTGCAACGGGCGCAGGAGCCACAGGTGCGACAGGTTTAATCGGTTCTACAGGCTTAACAGGTAATGTTGGTGCGACAGGATTGGGTGCAACAGGTGCGACAGGTTTAATTGGTGCATCTGGAGCAACAGGATTACGAGGACTGACAGGTAATGTTGGTTCTACAGGTGTACAAGGTGCCACAGGTATTGTAGGGGGTACTGGTGCTACGGGCGTACAAGGATCCACAGGTTTGTATGGTGCAACGGGTTCTACGGGTATTGCTGGTTCTGCAGGAGCAACAGGGTCAACAGGCGTACAAGGTGCTACAGGAGTTCAAGGATCAACAGGAGCAAATAGTACAGTTGCAGGACCTACGGGTGCAACAGGCATTCAAGGTGCTACAGGTATTCAAGGCGCTACAGGAATATTAGGAGCAACAGGATTAACAGGTAATATTGGTGCTACAGGAGTTCAAGGAGCAACCGGTCTAACAGGCGCTACAGGTTCTTTAGGATCCACGGGTGCTACAGGTTTAACAGGTGCAACTGGTCTAACAGGATCAACAGGTTTATTGGGTGCCACAGGTATTATTGGTTCTACGGGTGCTACAGGGTTTGGTGCTACAGGAGTACAGGGTGCTACAGGATCAACAGGTCCCGTAGGAGCAACAGGACTTTACATTGTATCAGGAAATGTTTCTCTTGGCGTTTTAACACTAAATCTTAATAATGGAAATACATTAACATTATCAGGATCTTTCTTAGGATCAACAGGCGCAACAGGTATTCAAGGCATTCCCGGAACAGCGGTTGCGGTTGGTGCTACAGGTGCAACTATAGTATCTGCAAATGTATCTACAGGAAGTTTAATATTTACATTAAATACGGGTAATACAATAACAACTACAGGTTCCATATTAGGTGCTACGGGAGCTACAGGTGTTAGAGGATTTGTAGGAAATACAGGTTTAACAGGTAATGTTGGTGCAACAGGATTAACGGGTAATATTGGCGCAACTGGTCTTCAAGGCAATGTTGGTGCTACGGGCATTTCTGGAAATATCGGAGCAACAGGTGCATCTGGTATATACATAGCATCTGCGGCCGTTATATCTGGAAATTTAAGATTATTATTTAGTGACGGAAATACATTAATTGCGTTTGGTTCTGTATTGGGTGCAACAGGACCAATTGGTTTAACAGGTAATGCTGGTCCACAAGGTAATATAGGATCTACAGGATTATACATAACTGCTGCCAATATCATAAGTGGTAATTTACGATTAACATTCAACGATAGTAGCAATTTAACTGTTATAGGTTCTTTACTTGGTGCTACAGGAGCATCAGGAGCAAATAGTACAATAGCAGGACCTGCAGGTAATGTTGGTGCTACAGGCGCTACAGGATTACAAGGTGCTACAGGCTTAACAGGAGCAAATAGTACAATAGCAGGGTCAACAGGATCTACAGGCGCAACAGGACTTACTGGTAATGTTGGTATAACGGGTGCTACAGGATTAACAGGTAATGTTGGTATAACAGGTGCTACAGGTTTAACAGGTAATGTTGGTGCTACAGGAGCAACTGGTCTAACAGGTAATGTTGGTGCTACAGGAGTTCAAGGAGCAACTGGTCTAACAGGTAATGTTGGTATAACGGGTGCTACAGGATTAACAGGTAATGTTGGTGCTACAGGTGTTGCTGGAGCAACTGGTCTAACAGGTAATGTTGGTGCTACAGGACCTTCAGCAAATGCATACATTCTTCCTACAGCAAATAGTACAGTTTTAGGTGGTGTTAAGGTAGATGGTAATACTATCTATATTAGCGGGGGTGGGTTAATTTCTCTTCCTCAGGATATATCAACAACTGCTAACGTAACATTTAAAACTCTAACGGTAACAAACAACCTATTTGTATACGGCGGTGTAGAAACATTTGCTGCAAATAACTTAACTGTTTCAGATAATATGATTTATTTGAACAGCGGATCTCAAAACAGCAATCCCGATTTAGGTATCGCATTTAACTATAATGATGGTATTTACCATCACGCAGGATTCTTTAGAGATCATACAGATGGTGTGTTTAAAGTATTTGATAATTACACACCGGAACCAGATGCTAATATCTTTATTAATACTGCAGATGCAAGTTTTAGATTAGCAAATCTTCGTGCAACTACATTCACAGGTAATCTGGTAGGTAGTATTTTATCTACAACAATAAACAACACTGCTAACATAGTTTCAAGTGGATTATCTGGTAATGTGGTATTAACAAGTCCTGCGAGTACAACAAGTATTGGTTATTTAGGTATACCGCAAAATTTACAAACATCTAATTATACTTTTACCTTAGCAGATCAAGGTAAACATATATACAATACAGGAACAACAGGACAAATATTAACGATTCCTTTAAATTCAAGTGTACCTTTCCCAATAGGAACAGCAGTAACATTTATATACCAATCCTCGACAGGTGCATCGTATGTGAATGCAACAGGCGGAGTAACATTATATTTAGCAGCAAATACTTCAGGCTCAAGATCTAATGTTACTATATCACCTTATGGTATGGGAACAATACTAAAAGTAGCAAATGATACCTGGTTTATCAGTGGTGCGGGAGTTTATTAATGGGTGGAATTTTAGGAGTAGTTTTTTCAAACTACGTAAAGGCAGTAGGTGCGGCTGCTGCAGCAAATGCTAATATAACTGTATCCACGTATCCTTCTATAGTTTCTTCAAATGTATTGTTTAACTTTAAAATGGATGCTATACCCAATTTCGGGGGTTATGGAACAACTGCAGAATATATAGCTGACGATAGCGATTATAAGTGGGCTAACGTAATGTTTGGATTTTCCACAGGATCCGGACATACTTACTTAAAACAAACTCGAGGCGGGCCATATAAAGATAGTGTTTATTATCTTGATAGTTCAGGAGTAAGTTATGGATATGAATGTATAGGTACTTTACTAGGCAATGGCACGTACTCACCATATTCGAACGTACACAATGCTACTATTGGTACTAGCAGTAATAGTTGGGCATTGGAATTTAACGTTTTCATTAATAATTTGCCTGCATATAATTCTCAAACAGGCATCCATCCATATTATTCAGGATTGAATAATGTCTTGATTAGGCAAAATCCATCGGATAATGTATCTTATGTAGTAACCGTAAGTTATGGTGACGCGGCAAACGCAGGTAGTGGTACTACAGGTCCCGTTATAAATCTACCAGACCTTAAGGGAGAATCCTGGAAACATGTCGTTGTACAGGCTCAGAGAAATTCTCCTAATACGCATACAATATGGGCATTTGTTGATGGGGTATTACAAAATCCTGGAGGCAATGTATATAAAGTATATGGTTCATCTTTGTCTACATTATTCTCCGATTCTGTGGGAGGAACGAGTATTGGTCGAGGAATTGGCGGAGCTGGCACATATCTTGCCCATAGATTAGATAACATTAGATTAATCAATGGCATTGGTAATGTTGCAATCTTTCCTATATCAGGATTTCCTGTTCCAGATAATGCAGCATACACGGCACCTACATCATATTATTCAAATACATTAATTGTAGATATTACAGGAAGAGTGGCAAATACATACGTAACAAATGTATTCCAATCTAATTTACATCCGCGCGGTAATTTAACAAACTCTTTATGGTTTAATAAAAATTCGAATTCTTTAATTATATCATCTCCTTCATTACAATATACTGGAAATATTAATATTGAAATGTGGGTATATCCCACTGCATATAAGGATATGATTCTGTGTACATTAGAAGGAAAATCCCCAGCTCGGGCACCTGCAGGATATCCAAACGTAAATGCACTTATAGTAAGATTAACTCTTCCTTCATCTGTGGGATATACATCTAATTTAGATTCTGTATATCGTATATCTAATACTGCGATGCTATTAACAGTTATTGCTTCTAACTGTGCATATGTTACAGGATCATTCTTTGCGCCTGCTACAGGATTTCAGGCAAATGTTACTTTGAATACGTGGAATAAAATTACATTAACATATTGTAGTACTCAACCGGGATTTACAACTTCCGGTATTACAGGATACGTTGGAAATATAATAACAGTAAATAACCAAGACTTAGGCAATTATGGTTTGGCAAGGGCAAATACTTTTTCAAATATCTATATTTCTGGCGGGGATACATCGGAGGATTTACTCGCAAGGAATGCAAGATATCAAAAATTTGAAGGTTATATAAGTGATATTTTAATATCTAACGGACAACCTGTGTACAATAATACTTATGATTATACTGCTTCATCTAATCCAAATAAACCTGTAAATGAAACAGATTTGTTTAATGTCAAGGCAAACACTTTAGTTTATATATCAGCAGCACCTGGCATTCTTGCGTCAAATATTCAATATTTAGTCTTAGCAGGCGGCGGTGGTGGCGGTTCTGGAGGAGGTGGCGGTGGAGGAAGTGGAGGTTTATTAGAAGGTAATCTAATAATAACTTCAAATACTACATATACAATTACTGTAGGTAGTGGCGGTTCTGCAGCAACACCTTCTGCTGTAGCAACCAACGGAGGAAATACAACCTTCATCGGTGGATCTTTATCGTTTATAGCAGTAGGCGGTGGAGGCGGTGGCGGTCAACCTCTAGGTAGAAGTACTGGTTTAGCGGGTGGTGGTGGCGGAGGTTCCAATAATAATAATCCTGGAGGCGCAGGATTTGGTTATCCTGGAATAGCAAGAGTAACACAACAAGGATTTCCTGGAGGTGCTGGATATTCGAACCCGGTCGCTCCATTTAATAGCGGGGGTGGTGGTGGCGGAGGTACTCAATCATACGCAATTCCGTTAGACGCATTCCCGAGTACCTCATCGCCTTCAGGCGGTAACGGCGGCCCAGGTAACGTATCATCCATTTCTGGATATATTACAACTTACGGTGGAGGCGGAGGTGGAGGTGCTACGAACTCTATAGGTAGCTCGGGTGGTGGCAGAGGAGGCAGTAGTGGTAATGCTCCGCCTTTTGGAGCTACTCCTGGAGGATCCGGAGAAACAAATGGTGGAGGTGGCGGTGGCGGCGGAGGTGGCGGCACTTCTCCTAGTCCTTCGAATGGAACCATCGGAGGTGCAGGTGGTTCAGGTATTGTGATACTATCACATCCTCAAGCATATATTCGAGGAACAGCAACAGGATCTAATGTGACAACAGGCATAAGTCCGTCGGGTCAAGTTGTGTATACTTTCTACACCTCGGGTACAATCTCATTCTAATAAATATACAAAAGGATAAGACATGGCAATAGTAACATCTAGACAAGAGTTAAAAGATTACTGCTTACGTAATCTAGGTGCGCCTGTCATTGAAATAAACGTCGACGATGACCAAGTTGAGGATCGTATAGATGAAGCGTTTCAATTTTACAGAGAATATCATTATGATGCTGTAGAATTGGTATATTTAAAACACCAAATTACTGCAGATGATTTAACAAACAAATATATTTCCTTGCCAGATTCTGTTGTAGGTGTTACTAGAATATTTCCGTTTTCTAATAAATCAGATGGTACTAATATTTTTAGTATCAGATACCAAATCTTAGTCAACGACTTATATAGTTTGATGTCTACAAACTTAATATACTATTATCAGGTTAAACAGGAATTAGAACTAATTAACCAAGTACTTACAGGCGTTAAACCAATTAGATTCAATAGACATATGAATCGTCTATACGTGGATTTGGATTGGACTGCGGATACAGTACAAGGTCAATATATCATTGTAGAATGCTATAGAATATTAGACCCAGAAACATACCGAGATGTTTATAACGATATGTTCCTTAAAAGATACTGCACAGCGTTAATTAAAAGACAATGGGGATTGAACTTGAAGAAGTTTGTCGGAGTACAACTTCCTGGAGGTGTAACACTTAATGCAGATCAGATATATGCTGACGCATTAGATGAAATAAAACAGATAGAAGCAGAAATGCAATCTAGATTCGAATTGCCTGTAGACTTTTTCTCAGGATAATTAGTTATTTTTATTAACCCGGTACATAGCAAATGATAACACCTGGTCAATAGAAAGTCAATAGTAAAATGGCAACAGTTAATCAATATTTCCAGAGTGGTAGGTCTATAGGTAACGCTAACGAGCAGTTACTATATGAGGATTTGATTATCGAATCCATGAAGATCTACGGTATCCAAACCTATTATATTCCTAGGAAACCGTTTAATCAGGATCCTATTTTGGCTGAAGATCCATATAACAGTTTTGAGTATGCTTATCCGATTGAAATGTATATGGAAAATGTTACGGGGTACGCAGGCGAGGACGAGATAATTACTAAGTTTGGTTTGGACATTCGAGATTCAGCAACCTTTGTAGTATCAAGAAGACGCTGGAGAGATGCTATTGGTAACCATGGTCAAACTATATTAAATTTTAGACCAACAGAAGGTGACCTTATCTATATGCCTTTGACTCAATCCTTTATGGAAATTCGCAAGGTTGATAGTGAGACTCCGTTTTTCCAAATAGGTAAGTTGTACGTGTTTAGAATGAATACAGAATTATTTCAGTATTCTAATGAAGTCTTTAATACTGGGGTAGATGAAATAGATAACTTGTTTACACAATTTTCTCAATCTTTGGACAAATATGAATTGCTAGATGAAAATGGAAATGCTTTACTATCAGAAGCAGGTGTGTTGATGCCTTTAATGTCTGAAGGTTATACAACTAATAATGATCCTGGTAATGCAGACAATGATAGTTTTACACTTGAAAGAAATAATACGTTAGATTTCTCAGAAAGAAATCCATTTGGAGATCCGGGATAATATGTTAGATCAAACCTTTTATTGGGGTACTATTAGAAAGTCAATTGTTGCGTTTGGTAATATGTTTAATAATATTACTATCGAACGCAAGGATGCTAGCGGAAATGTAGTACAAATACAAAAAGTACCTTTGGCATATTCTCCAAAGCAAAAGTTTTTAATGAAAATTAGGCAGCAACCTAATGTCGATACTCAGAACATACAAATTGTTTTGCCTAGAATGGGATTTGAATTAGTATCTTTGGATTACGATCCTACAAGAAAAGTTGGTACTCAACAGCAAACAAGAACTATAAACAGCCCAAATCTTGCTAAATCTTTATATGCGCCTACGCCATATAATTTAAATGTATTATTATACATCTATGCTAGAAATCAAGATGATGGTCTACAAATTATAGAACAAATAATTCCGTACTTTAATCCAGATTATAATCTTACACTAAAGGCAATACCTGAGTTAAACCTACAAAATGATTTGCCAATTCTTTTATCTTCAATAGGATTTGAAGATGATTATGAGGGAGATCTAAGTACCAGACGATCCATTATATGGACATTAAGTTTTACTATGAAACTTAATTTCTATGGTCCTGCTACTAACAGAGGACTTATTAAAAAGGTTACTGCAACTACATTTAATGATCCTACATTGACTGTGGCACAACAACAAGGTGTTGTACAACCCAATCCACCTACTGCAAATGTTACTGACACTTATGGTTACATAAATAGTTTTACGGATTTTTAAAATGAAAAATATACAAAATTTGAATGACATCTTTGATATAAATGCGCAGGAAGAAACTCCTGCTCTACCTATGGTTCCTGAGACAATGAATGCTAATAAGGAAATGGATCAGGAAGATGATTACCAATTAGCAAGACAAACTATGAGAAAACTTCTAATGAAGGGTGAAACCACATTAGATGAACTTATAGAATTATCTAAAAATTCTGAGCATCCTAGAACATATGAGGTTGCAGGACAATTCATGAAGACAATGTCTGACGTATCCAAAGATCTTTTAAACTTACAAAAACAAGTTAAAGAATTAAAGGCAGACGAAGTTCAACAAAAAATTGGAACGCAGAATAATGTAGTATTTGCAGGATCAACTGCAGAGCTATTTAAAGCATTGAAACAAAATAAAGATAGTGGAAATATAATTGAGCAATAAACCTACATCATATAACGGTAATCCCAATCTAAAACAGATTGGTACGGTTATCTCGTACACCAAAGAACAAGTAAATGAGATTATTAAGTGCAGCTTAGATCCAATTTACTTTATTGAAAACTATTGTCAAATAGTTTCTTTGGACAGAGGTTTAGTACCTTTCAAATTATACGATTGCCAAAAAGAAAAAGTACATACTATTTTAAATAATCGTAAAGTTATTTTGATGGAAGGTCGCCAACAAGGTAAGACCATTACTTCGGCAGCATGTATTCTATGGTACACACTTTTTCAAGAAAATAAAACAGTTGCTATTCTAGCTAACAAATCCTCAGCTGCTCGCGAGGTTTTATCCCGATATGAACTGATGTATGAAATGCTTCCAATATGGATGCAACAAGGCGTTAAGACATTTAACAAAGGTGATATCGAACTTGAAAACGGATCTAAAGTATTTACAGCAGCAACAAGTTCTTCGGGTATTCGAGGTAAATCTGTAAATTGGTTATACATTGATGAAGCGGCAATTATTCCAAATAACGTAGCCGAGGATTTCTTTACATCTGTTTACCCAACAATTTCTGCGGGTCAAACTACAAAGATTCTTCTGACATCTACGCCCTTAGGATATAATCATTTCTGGAAATTCTGGAATGAAGCTGAACAAGGATTGAATGGATTTGTTCCAATGTTTATTCCTTATAACAGAATTCCTGGACGCGATGATAAATGGGCTGAAGAACAAAGATCAATGCTCGGTGAACTTAAGTTCAACCAAGAGGTTTTATGTAATTTCCTAGGTTCATCTAATACACTTATCAATCCCGATACTATTGGTAGAATGTCGGTTAAACCGTATGTTTATAGTAAAGACGGATTGGACGTATTCGTTGAACCTGAAGAAGACCATATCTATATGTTAGTTGCAGATACTTCTCGTGGAGTCGGTGGAGATTACTCAGCGTTTACGGTTTTAGATATTACAGCATATCCATATTCAGTTGTTGCAAAGTACAGAAACAATAAAATCAGTCCATTACTATTCCCAAATATCATATACAAGGTCGCAAAGGATTATCATAAGGCATATTGCTTAATTGAAATCAACGACAACGGTCAACAAGTGGCGGATACTTTGTATATGGACTTAGAATATGAAAACGTATTCTTTGTCGGAAGTAATAGTAAATCCGGACAGTATCTTTCTGGAGGATTCTCCAACGGAGCGACTCTGGGTGTAAGAACAACAAAACAAGTAAAACGCTTAGGTTGTACATCTTTCAAGAGTTTGGTTGAGGGTACTAAATTACTTATTCATGACCCAGACATTATTAACGAAATATCTACATTTATTGAAGTTCGAGGAACTCATAAGGCAGACGAAGGATACCAGGACGATTTGGTAATGTGTTTGGTCCTGTTCTCTTGGGCTACTAACGAATCATTCTTCAAGGATCTAACTGACAGTAATTTGAGAAAAGCTCTTTACGAAGATCAGATGAAGCAGATCGAGGAAAACCTGACTCCTTTTGGAATTATAGAAAATGGATTACCTGAAGAACTTCAACCCATTATCGCCAAAGATCAGATTTGGTTCTCACTTGGCGAAAAATCTAAGGATGACATAGAGGAATTACAAAGAAAATGGCTGGAAAATGTCTAAATGCTGATACTTATAAATAAATAGAAAATCATATTATAGAGCTATCTATAAAATTATCAAGGAGAAGAAGATGGCATTTCAGCTTTCACCCGGCGTATTAGTTACCGAAATCGACAACACCGCGGGTGTTCCTTCTGTAGCAACAACTGCTGGAGCATTTTCGGGAGCCTTTCAATGGGGACCTGTTGAAGAAGTTACAACAATAGATACAGAGAAAAATCTAGTAACAAAATTTGGAAATCCTGACGACACTACTGCAGGGTATTTCTTTACTGCAGCAAACTTTTTGTCTTATGGAAACAATCTAAAAATTGTTCGTGTTGCAGACAACGGCGTTGCAAGAAACGCAGTTTCAACCCCATCGGGCAAAGTTACAGGCGTAACAATTTTAAATTCACCAAATACTTATACTACAGTTAATGACGTAGTTGTAAACTTTAGTGCATCTCAGCGTGGCACTACTGCAACAGGTAATGCTATTATTTCCCCATATGGAAGATTGCAGGCAATTAATATGTCTGCCAGAGGATATGGATATAATGAGGCTCCGACTGTTCTTTTAAGTGGCGGAAATGGTACTGCGGTTAATACTGTCGCACTTAGTGCAGGACAATTACAAACAATTAGTGTATTATATGGCGGTAATAATTATAGTAGTCTATCTAATGCTGTTATTAGTGGCGGCACAGGTGCAACAGCATCATTAGAAGTACATTACAAATTAAAAGACCTACAGATAAATTCTGGCGGTACAAACTATGGTCCTGCAACAACGGGTGCTAATATTCGTTTCTCAGGCAATTTAGTTGTAGGCGGTACACACGCTACAGCCACACTTGTAGTTACAGGAAACGTAATTACGGGATATTCGATACTAACAAATGGTAATGGATATATAGGTGCTCCAAACGTAATCATTACTAGACTTGATGGTAATACAGGTAGTGCTGCATCATTTACAGCAAATCTAGGATATGGATATGTTAATACTGTAACAGTTACTGCAAATGGAACTTCTACTTTCACAGCTGCTCCAACAGTAACACTAAATAAAAACAGTGCTACATATTCAAATATTAATGAAACTGCTATAGCATCTGCTCGCATCGCAGCACAGTTAGATTCTATAACTGTTGTACTTTCATCTGATAATTGGACAAGCACACCTTCAGTGCAAATAGTTCCTGCAACAAATGATGTAAATTATGTTACTAGTAATGCGATAGCAATTGCGTCTGTTGGTTATTCACTTATTGGTGTAACTATGCAGAATCAAGGATCGGGATATACTTCTGCTCCTACTGTAGATATCAGAAATGGCGCAGGTCTAATAACAACAGCAACACCAATTGTTGATTTTACTGCTCCACTAATAAAGAATACAGATAACTATATTTCCAATTATAGTTCAGGTGGATTAGCATATGGAGAATTTGCTGCTAAGTATGCGGGTTCTTTAGGAAATTCAATTCTTGTATCTTACGCAGATAAAGATTCGTTTACAGGTTGGCAGTATGCTAGTCAGTTTAATTCTGCTCCTAGTAAATCTGCATATGTTTCAGCAAGAGGTGGTGCTGACGATGAATTACATATCGTAGTAGTAGATGCAAACGGTTCATGGACAGGTACTGCTGGTTCTATCCTAGAAAAATTCTCATATGTATCTAAAGCATCTGATGCTAAGAACTCTGACAATTCTACAAACTACTATAAGGATGTGATTAATAATCAATCCAAGTATATTGTTTGGTTGAACCATAAAAATACAGATTGGGGTGGAGTATCTACAACAGACTTCACTACACTAACATCTAATGTAACGTATACATTGACAGGTGGTCGCGACGGTAATCAAGTGTCCGCAGCTAATGTCCAAGCAGGTTATTCGTTGTTTAGTAACGATGAGTTGTATGACGTAAGTTTAATTCCTATGGGTCCAACAACAGACGTTGGTGTAGTAAATACAGTTATTGGAATTGCTGAATCAAGAAGAGATTGTGTAGTGTTCGCATCTCCTCCATATACAAGTGTTGTTAATGCAACGAACCAATCAACTAATATTATTTCTTACAGAAATCAATTAACAAATTCATCATTTGCTGTTTTAGATTCTGGTTGGAAATATCAGTATGATCGTTACAACGATAAGTATCGTTATGTCCCATTGAATGGAGACGTCGCAGGCTTATCCGCAAGAACAGATTATATTGCTGATCCTTGGTTCTCTCCTGCAGGATATAACAGAGGCGTAATCAAGAATGTTGTTAAACTAGCATATTCTCCATCTAAGACAGACAGAGACGATCTATATAAAATAGGTATTAACCCAGTTGTTACGTTCCCAGGACAAGGTACCTTGTTATTTGGTGACAAGACATTGTTAGCAAGACCTAGCGCATTTGATCGTATTAATGTTCGTAGATTGTTTATTGTTCTAGAGAAGGCAATTTCTACAGCATCTAAATTCCAGTTGTTTGAATTCAACGATCCATTTACAAGAGCACAGTTTAGAAATCTTGTAGAACCATTCTTAAGAGATGTTCAAGGTCGTCGTGGTATTACAGACTTCAGAGTTGTGTGCGATGAAACAAATAACACTGCAGACATTGTAGATCGTAACGAATTTGTTGCGGATATTTACATTAAACCTGCAAGAGCAATCAACTTTATTCAGTTGAATTTTGTGGCTACAAGAACAGGCGTTTCCTTCGAAGAAGTCGGCGCTTAATAGGAGTATAGAAAAATGGCAATACCATTTAATGTAGAAAGATTTAAGTCGGAACTAACGAATGGTGGGGCACGTCCCAATCAGTTTGCGGTTCAATTGACATTTCCAAACTATGTCACATCCAGAGCATCTGCTGTAACTAAGTCGCCATTCTTGGTAACTGTTGCAGAACTTCCTGGACAGACTATTGGAGTTACTCCTGTTTATTACCGTGGTCGTTTAATTAAAATGGCAGGTGATAGAGAGTTTGCTCCATTCCAAATTACAGTTCTAAACGATTCAGGATTTACAATTAGATCCGCTATTGAACAGTGGATGAACGGAATAGAAAATCTAGCAAATAAGACAGGTGCTTTACAGCCTGCAACTTATCAAACAGATATGTTTGTTTCTCAATTAGATCGCAATGGCGCAGTTCTGAAGCAATATAAATTAATAGGTGCATTCCCAGTCGATATCGGCGCAGTTGGATTGGATTTTGGTTCTAACGATCAATTATCAACATTCTCAGTTTCATTCCAATATCAAACTTTTGAATTTACAAATAATCCTGCAGCACAGTTAATCGACGCATTAACAACAATTGGTTAATTTTATAAGTGATTTAAATTATGGCAGTTAAACTATTTGGTTTTACCTTTGGTAAGGAAGAAGACCCCATTGATAGAAAAATGCAGGGGTTCGCTACACCTGTATCTGACGATGGAGCATCCACAGTACAGGCAGGTGGATATTTTGGAACGTATGTTGATTTAGATGCAACCGCAAAATCTGAGTATGAATTAATTACCAGATATAGAGAAGCATCTTTATATGCGGATTGTGCGGGAGCAGTTGACGAAATTTTAACTGAGGCAATAGCAGCAGTTGATGATGAGGCAGCGGTACAAATTAATTTAGATCAGCTGGATATTCCAGAAGATATTAAAGATACAATTATTAATGAATTTGATTATCTATATAAATTAATAGATTTTAATGAAAAGGGAATGGATTATTTTAGACGTTGGTATATCGACGGCAGAATATATCTTCAGAAAATAATTGATACTAAAAATCCAAAAAGAGGAATTTTAGAAACTCTAATTATTGATCCTAGAAAAATTAAAAAGATTCGTGAAGTTAAAAAAGAAAGAGATAAAGATTCAGGTATTGATATTATCAAATCTACTGAAGAGTTTTTCTTATATAATGAAAAAGGGATTACATATAACCAAGGTTATACAGCAACAACTGCTCCTAACTCTGGTATAAAAATTGCAACTGACGCTATTACATTCGTACCATCTGGATTAATGGATTTGGATAAGAATGTAGTGTTAGGTTATTTACATAAGGCTATTAAGCCTGTGAATCAATTAAAGATGATGGAAGATTCTTTAGTAATCTATAGATTAGCTAGAGCTCCTGAAAGAAGAATATTTTATATTGATGTTGGTAATTTACCAAAGATTAAAGCCGAACAATATTTAAAAGATATTATGGCGAGATATCGTAACAAGATTGTATACGATTCAAATACTGGTGAAGTTAGAGACGATAGAAAAATGATGACAATGCTTGAGGATTTCTGGCTACCAAGACGTGAAGGTGGTAAAGGTACAGAAATTACTACATTGCCAGGTGGAGAAAGTTTAGGGCAGATTGAGGATATCAATTATTTTCAGACTAAATTATATCAATCGTTAAATGTACCTATTTCAAGATTGCAGCCACAGACAGGTATATCGTTTGGTAGAGCAACAGAGATAACAAGAGACGAATTAAAATTTGCTAAGTTTGTTGGAAGATTAAGAAAGAAGTTTAATGAGCTATTTCAAGATTTATTGAAAACTCAACTTATTTTAAAGGGTGTTATAACAGACAAAGATTGGAACCAAATTAAGGCAGGCATTCAATATAGATATGCGCAGGATCAGTATTTTGAAGAAATGAAAAATGCTGAGAATTTGAGAAACAGAATAGATTTATTGACACAGATGCAACCATTTGTAGGTGCATATTACAGTCAAGAATATGTTATGAAAAATATCTTAAGAATGTCTGATAAGGAAATGCAAGCGATGAAGGCACAGATTGAGTCTGAACCTCCACCGCCGCAAGTAGGTATGCCGGGTATGCCACCAGGTCAGATGCCTGCGGGGCAAGCTCCAGGAGCACCCGAAGGCTATACCCAACAAGGTTAATATAAATAAATAATGATCAGTAAAGGAATAATTATGGAATCGACAGCAATACAACAAATGGTTGACAATATTATTTTAGGCAACCAACACGATGCGATTAAGAATTTTAATGATGCAATGGGTTTCAAATTATCAGATGCACTTGATGCTAAGAAAACGGAAATTGCATCCTCAATAGGAAAAACGGAAGTAACCGACGATGAAACAGTTTAAATCTTTAAGAGAAGAAACTTTAGAAGAAAAATTAAAAGCATCGGATCCTGCTGGAACGTACATTCACGATTTTGTACATTCTGACAATCCTAAGTTTGCAGGTAAGTCTAAAGCTAAACGTATTCAAATGGCTTTGGCTGCTTCTTATGCAGCTAAAGGTAAATCAAGAAACGAAGACGTTGAGCTGGATGAAGAAACAAAGACTATGAGTCGCGCTGCCAAAGGTGTAATGAAGTATGGCAAAGATGGTATGCAAGCTCTATCTAAGGCAGGCAAAGAAGGAAAGAACTTAGACAAGGTTCGTAGCAAATACAATAAGTATGATGAGTCCGTAGATGAAGGAATGATGGATGCCGTTAAAACAATGGCCAAGAAAGCAACTAAAGCTTTGACAGGCGGCTCAGATGAAGATCAATTAAAGAATTTACAAAAGAAGATGGGCGTGCCTCAAACAGGCAAGAAACCTACATCTGAAGAAACAGAATTAGACGAGGCGTCTTATTCAGCAAAAGCAGCTCGTGCAGGTAAAGACATTGGCAAGCCAGGAAAAAACTTTTCTAAGATTGCAAAAGATGCAGGTAAGCGTTATGGTTCTAAGGCAGCAGGTAATCGCGTAGCCGGAGCAATACTAGCAAAACTAAGAAAAGAAGAAACAGAATTAGATGAAGTTAATATGACTGCTCACATTAAGCGTCAAGCAACCAAATTAAGAATGAAAGCTGGTGGTATCAAAATAAACCAACCAACTACAAGAGCTCCTTTTCCGGCACCAACTTCTACAAGCGAAGGAACAGTTCAAGATGTTGCAGACGCTTCTATGAATCTTATTGGACAAAGTGCAAGTGCTTTAAATAAAGTTACTAAAGGAAAAGATCCTAGTTCATTGGTTGGCAAGAAAACAAAATAAGAGAATCAAATGGCAGTAACAACAACTATTCTTAAAAATACAAGACAGCAAACTATAGTTAAGTTTGTTGGAGATGGTCAAGCTAATCTAACATACCTTGATGCTATGTATGCTGGCGATGTTATGGACATGCCAAATATTTCTATGCCAATTACTCAGTTAGCATGGTCTACATCTGACGCAAACTTTAATCCAATTTATATTAAGAGACCTTTTACTGCTACAGCGAATACTCATATTTTACATAGTGCAGATAATTGGTCATTGGCACAAGCATATGGAATAGCAGATACATCAAACGCAAGTTCAAATATTAATGTTATATTACCTGCAGGTGGAGCTACACTATACTTAACAATTTCTAAACCAGGTGGTTTCGTTGCACCTGATCTACAAGCTAATAGAAAATAACTAAGAGAACTATATGAAACTAATTAAAGAAGTTGCACAGGATTTAAATTATCTTGTAGAAGCAAAAGAAGGTGGAGGAAAGAATGTCTATATCGAAGGCATCTTTGCTCAGTCGGATACACCAAATAGAAACAAGCGTACATATGGTAAAGATATCATGGAACGTGAAGTTAGCAACTATCAAAAGTTAATTGGGGAAAAGCGTTCTTTAGGAGAGCTTGGTCATCCGGAGAATCCTTCTATCAACCTTCATCAGGTTTCCCACCTAATAACTAGCCTAAGAATGGAAGGCAAAGATGTTATTGGTAGAGCAAAAATTTTAGAAACTCCAATGGGAGTTATTGCAAAGAATTTAATAGAAAATGAAGTTCGTTTGGGCGTATCTACAAGAGGCTTGGGATCGTTAAAAATGAACTCTGAAGGTATCAATGAAGTGCAAGATGACTTTTATCTAGCAACAGTTGATATCGTCGCTGACCCGTCCGCCCCAGACGCCTTTGTGCAAGGAATAATGGAAAATGCAGAATGGGTGCTAGAGAATGGCGTATGGAAAGCGATGGATGTTGAAATTGCACAAAGACAAATCAAGAAGACTTCTGCTAAGAATTTAGACGAAGTTAAATTACAAATATTTGAAAAGTTTGTTAATCAATTGTCTAGGTAACTAGAATTATAAATATTGATTGAGAATATTCATACATTTAGGAGACACTAATGTCAGTAGAAAGTAAAGTTAAGGAATTGCTAAATCGCGTTTCTGAAAAGGCTTCATTAAATGAAGACTTAGGCCAACCGCGCCAAGGTGATTCGAAGGATGCCCCAAAGGCTGGCCAAATGGTTCCAACCAGCGGCAAGGATTCAACTCTTAGCCCAGCAAACTCTGGCGATCATAGTCAGCCTAAGCAGGGTGATTCAAAGGAAGCATCTTTTGAAACACGTGAAGGTTCTGATGATAACCAAGGAGCGAAAGTATCCGGCGGTATATCTAAGAACGATATCCAAATGAAGGGTCCTGTTGGTGCAGCACCAAACTTCACAACAACAAAAGATTTAAAACAGATTCCTCAGAACACAGGTATTCATATGCAACATGAAGATACTGAAGAAGATGAAAATCTAGAAGTTGTTGCAGAAGAAGAACAAGTGGAAGATGAAGAGACAACAGAAACTACTGTTGAACCTATTGATCTTTCTCCAATTTTCGGTGAAGATTTATCCGAAGATTTCAGACAAAAGGCAACATCCATTTTCGAGGCAGCAGTTATTGCTCGCGTAAATAACGAAATGGAAAAAGTTGCTGAGGCATTAGAAGAAAAATATGCTGAAGAATTTGCAGAATACAAAGACAGTATTGTAGAAAAAGTAGATGCATACATGAACTATGTGGTTGAAAGCTACATGGAAGAAAACAAATTAGCGATTGAAAATGGTCTTCGCACTGAGATTGCAGAAGATTTCATGTCGGGTCTAAAGGCGCTCTTCAAAGAACATTACATTGAAGTGCCTGAAGAAAAATATGATGTAATAGGTGAATTACAAGCTAAGGTAACAGAGTTGGAAGAAAGCTTAAATGCTCAGGTAGACAACAATGTGGGATTAAATACCGAAGTAACAGATTTAAAGCGTTCTCTTATTATCAAGGAAATGTCTAGCGATCTAGCAGATACAGAAGTAAGTAAACTAACAAAACTTTTAGAAGGTGTTGATTTCGAAAATGCAGAAATCTACAAAGAAAAAGTTTCCGTTATTAAGGAAAATTATTTCCCTAAAGAGGCTGCTGCAAAAACAGCGAAAAAAGAGTCTCGCACATTGTTAGAAGACACAAGCATTGAGCCTAAGTTCACTGAAAGCAACGATGTTGTTTCAGCGTATGCAAGCGCCTTATCAAGAACAATCAAAAGAACATAACTTATAAATAAATAAGTCCAATTTAAAAAGTCACTAAAGGAGACATAAATGTTTTTATCCGAAAACATCCAAGAAAAATGGTCAGCCATTTTGGATCACGCAGATCTTCCACAGATCAAAGACAACTACAAGCGTCAAGTAACAGCAATTTTGCTTGAGAATCAAGAAAAGTCTTTACGCGAAGAGCGTCAAGCACTATTCGAAACACCAACAAACAACATCAGCGCAACATCTGGTATTGACAAGTATGACCCAATCCTAATCGGTTTGGTTCGTCGTGCTATGCCAAACCTAATGGCTTATGACATTTGCGGTGTACAACCAATGACAGGCCCAACAGGTTTGATCTTCGCAATGAGATCTCTATACCAAGGTTCTGGCGCAACAGGTCGTTCTGATACTACGAATCGTCGTGAGGCATTGTTCAACGAAGCCAACACAGCGTTCTCTAGCTCATTCACTGATGCTACAGGCAACAACCCAGTAAGCGGTACTTATAATACTGGTAACGCTACAACAACAGGCTCAATGGAAGGTCAAACAGACTTTGCTGAGATGTCATTCTCAATTGACAAGACAACAGTAACTGCTAAGTCACGTGCTTTAAAGGCAGAGTACACTGTTGAATTGGCACAAGACTTAAAAGCAATTCACGGTCTTGATGCAGAAGCAGAATTATCAAACATCTTGTCACAAGAATTCATGTTTGAAATCAACAGAGAAATCGTTAGAACAATCTACAAGGTTGCTAAGAACGGTTCTCCAGCAACAGCAACAGCAGGTACATTTGACCTAGACGTTGACTCTAACGGTCGCTGGTCTGTTGAGCGTTTCAAAGGTCTATTGTTCAACATTGAACGTGATGCTAACCACATTGCACAAGATACTCGTAGAGGAAAAGGTAACTTCATCGTTTGTTCTGCAGACGTTGCAAGTGCATTAGCTATGTCTGGTGTTCTAGACTATACTCCAGCTCTATCGACAAACTTAAATGTTGACGATACAGGCAACACATTCGCAGGTGTATTGAACGGTCGTTTCCGTGTTTACATTGATCCATATTCTGCAAACCTAGGTGCAGCAAACCAGTTCTACATGGTCGGTTATAAGGGTACTAGCCCATATGACGCAGGTATGTTCTATTGCCCATATGTACCACTGCAAATGGTTCGTGCTATCGACCCTAACAGCTTCCAGCCAAAGATCGGCTTCAAGACACGTTATGGTTTGATTGCTAACCCATATGTAACATCTGCAGATGGTTTATCAGATGCAGACGCAGACAAATTCACATCAGCTCGCAACCAATATTATCGCAAGACTAAGGTTGTGAACTTAATGTAATTAAGTAGCCGACAAAGATCGGAATTTAAAGGGGGAAGCAATTCCCCCTTTTTTAACCTTTGTAACGGCTATAAATATATAAGATGAAAGAGAGAATAAATGTCATATACAGCAAACATTAGTTATATACAAGATAGTTTGGTTAAATCCCATACTACTAGTTATGATTTCTTAAGACCGAATGCATTCAAATTCAGTATTAAGGATTTGCCAAGGACATCGTTTTCGTGTCAATCTGCAAACATACCTGATTTGCAATTAGGGTTTGCAACACAACCAACTCCATTTTCGGACGTACCGACTATAGGAGACAAATTGAACTTTGGTGAGTTTACTATTCGGTTTATTATTGCGGAGGATATGTCCAATTATATAGAAATGTATCGTTGGTTAGTTGCTTTGGGTTTCCCGGACAATTACAAACAGTTCCAAACATTCACAAAAGATAGACCAAGTAGATTTCCATTTGTAACAAAATCAAGTGGAAAAGAAGAAGTTTTGGCTTACTCGGATGGAGTATTGACTATTCTCGACTCGACAAACACGCCTAAAGTAAATATAATATTTAAAAACCTGTTCCCAACATCTTTACAGGCCTTAGATTTTGACATATCGTCAGCAACCGTAGAATATTTTACCGCGATCGCATCGTTCAAATATACTATTTTCGAAGTAGAACCTTTATAATATAACTTGGAGTTATTATGGATAAAAAGAAATTAAACAAAGTTACGCCAATGGCGCTACCAAAAGTACCGTCATTGCCAAAGGCGGGACAACCTCAAGCACCTACACAAAATGATGGTAAGCTTGAAGTAAAATTAGAAGATCTTCGCAAAGAAAGAATCTTTATCGCAACACCTTGTTATGGTGGACAACTAACAGAAGCATACTTCCGTTCAACAATTAGATTGTTAACATTCTGTAATCAACATCAAATCCCAGTTGCATTTGGTACTATTGCAAATGAGTCATTAGTTACTCGTGCTCGCAATGTGCTTGTTGCATATTTCCTACAAAGCGATTTTACTCGTTTAATGTTTATTGATGCGGACATTGAATTCCAAGTAGAAGACGTAATTAAATTAATTGCGCATAATAAAGATGTAGCAGTAGGTGCCTATCCTAAGAAGGGTGTTAATTGGCAACGCATTCGCGAATCTGTTAAGGCAACAAATGAGCCATATACAGATCAACAGATTGCATCTTTCGGTAGTGACTATGCTATTAACTTCAAGTTCGTTAATCGCGAGGCAAAGCAAATCGCTATTGAGAATGGTCTAATTCGTTTGCACGATGGAGCAACAGGATTCATGATGATTAAGCGTGAAGTTATTGATAAGATGATTAAGCAATATCCTGAGCTTAAGTATAACAACGATTTGAACACACCTCCAGAATTGAATCCTCATTTCTATGCGTTCTTTGATACTATGATTGATCCTAAAGATAAGCGTTACTTATCTGAGGATTATACCTTCTCACGCAGATGGCAAGACATGGGCGGTGAGATTTGGCTTGATCCTTCAATCTCATTGAACCACTATGGTTCATTCAACTTCCAAGGCAATCCTCAGCAAATTATCCAAATCGGTTAATCCCGATTCTATATTATGAAATTGACAGAGCTCCAAGATGAGTGGGCGAAGGATTGTAAAATCAATGAATTGAATCTAGGGCAGGAGTCTATAAAAACTCCTAACCTACATTCAAAGTATTTGAACTTTCTTTCATCTACTAGATTAAATCTTCGTAAAGCAGAATCTGATTATTTAAATTGCCGACGTAAAAAGTATCGCTATTACAGAGGTGAAATGACACAAGAAGAGCTTGACGAAGAAGGTTGGGATCAATGGTTAGGAAATAAACCGTTAAAGAATGAAATGGATGAGTTCTTAACTGTAGATACACATCTTGTTCAATATCAAGATAAAGTTGAATACTTTAAAACAGTATTATATCAGTTGGAACAAATTGTTCGCTCTATTAACAGTAGAGGTTGGGATATTAAAAATGCTATTGAATGGCAAAAATTTACTAACGGTATGATGTGATGGCAGATATCTTTTTATCCAAAAAGGATGAGGTGCATCTCAAGGTTAAATGTGAACCTTCAATTGGACAAGAATTGAACGATCATTTTGCCTTTGATGTACCGGGTGCTAAGTTTCATCCTTTATATAAAGCAAGAATGTGGGACGGCAAAGTTCGTCTCTATTCTATGTTTACGCAAGAACTTTATGTTGGATTAAAAGAATATCTGGAGCGTTTCTGTGAAGAGCGAGATTATACTATAGATTATGAAAACTATATTCACACTGCAGATTCAGCAACGTATGATATAGTTAGAAAATTTTGTGAGGATTTAAATCTCGGATCAAAGGGCAAGCCTTTAGAAATACGAGATTATCAAATTGATGCTGTTTATAAAGCAATTGAAAATGGAAGACAATTATTACTATCCCCTACAGGATCGGGTAAATCTTTAATCATATATTGCTTACTCCGCTGGAATGAACGATTCAATAGAAGACAATTAATACTTGTTCCAACAACCTCCCTTGTAGAACAAATGTACTCAGACTTTCAAGACTATTCTTGTCTTAATGGTTGGAAAACATCTGAGCATTGCCATCGCATTTATGGTGGTCATGAAAAATCAAATGAATATGATGTTGTCATTAGTACATGGCAATCATTATATAAATTACCAAAACCTTTCTTTAAAGACTTTAAAGTAATTTATGGCGACGAAGCCCATAATTTTAAAGCAAAATCCTTAACAAGCATACTATCCAAATGTACAACTACTCCTTACAGAGTAGGTACAACGGGAACACTTGACGGAACTAAAACTCATAAACTAGTATTAGAAGGATTGTTTGGTCCTGTATATAAAGTAACAACAACTAAGAAACTAATTTCGGATAAGACATTAGCTGATCTTGAAATCTTTAATATAGTTTTAGAATATACTGATGAAATTCGCAAGGCATCTAAATCGTTATCTTATCAAGATGAAATGGATTTTATAGTTCAATATGAACCTAGAAATAAATTTATTAGAAATCTTGCTCTAAAACAAGAAGGCAACACTTTAGTGTTGTTTCAGTATGTTGAAAAACACGGTAAACCTTTATCTGAAATGATTAAGGAAAAAGCAGGAAACAGAAAAGTGTTTTTTGTTTACGGCGGGACAGATACAGAACAACGAGAGAATATACGAAAGATAACAGAATTGGAAAATGATGCTATTATCGTAGCAAGCTATGGAACATTCTCTACGGGAATAAATATTAAAAACCTACATAATATCATTTTTGCTTCTCCTTCGAAATCTCGTATTAGAAATTTACAATCTATTGGACGAGGACTTAGAACAAGTGAAAGTAAAACATCATGTAAATTATATGATATTGCTGATGATTTGAGTTGGAAGAATAAAAAGAACTATACATTATTGCATATGATTGAAAGAATTAAAATTTATAATGATGAGCATTTCAACTATAAATTAGTAAAGGTACCGTTACAATGACAGATACTACATACTACAAATATTTAAAATTAACTAACGGTGACAATATAATTTGCAAGACGACTAAAGAATATAAATCTTTAACTCGTAGTAAATCTATTACAGTAAAGCAGCCTGTAGTTCTAAGTCAAATTAGAATGCCAAGAAATAATGTTCTTGTAGAATCGTATATAATGTATCCCCTATTTAGTTTTGCCGTGGATGATACATATGAAATACCAGTAAGTCAAATTGTAGTTGCTACAAATATTAAAGAATCTCTAAAAGAAAATTATGAGGAATATTTGTCACAACGAGAAGAATCAGATAAAGACATGACTGAGGAATTTACTACGGACATAAATGAATTAGAAGCATCTGAAGAAGATGAAGATTTAGATATTGATGAATTAGAAGATGAATTAATTACCAGAATACTTGAAGGAGATAATGATGAAAACACAGATACCAAAATCGGTAGATCAAATCGAAGAACAATCCATTGATGATGATTTGATAACTGAGCCTGCTCTTACTGCAGTAAAAGCGCCAGCGCACTATGTTGATAATAAGAAATTTTTAGCAGCATTAATTGATTATAAAAATAGTATAGATGCCGCAAAGGCAAATGGTGAGGAACAGCCTAGGGTACCTCATTATATAGGTGAATGCTTTATTAAAATTGCGACGCATTTATCTTATAAATCTAATTTTATTAATTATACTTTTAGAGATGATATGGTTTCAGATGGTATTGAAAACTGTCTTACAGCAGCTGCAAAATTTGATCCTACAAAATCATCTAATCCGTTTGCATACTATACGCAGATTATTTACTTTGCCTTTATCCGCAGGATTCAAAAAGAAAAGAAACAACAGGCGACTAAATATAAATTGATTGAGAATATGGATTTGGATTCTATTCTCATGAACTCAGAAGATACAGAATCTGGAAGACAAATCATTGATTATTTGAAGAAGCAACTAGACACGATCGATCCCGAAAGACGGGAAACCCCAGCACAAACCAAAGCTCGCAAGAAGAAAAAAGCTGCGGATGATTTGGCAGAAAAAGATCAAGAATTTGTTGACTTTCCAGATGAAGAATAATATAATTAAGCATTAATGAAACTGATGAAATTCATATATGAGCAAACTAAAAATATCTGAACTATTTTATAGTATACAGGGTGAGGGTCGTTATATGGGCGTACCCTCTGTCTTTCTAAGAACCTTTGGATGTAACTTCACATGCGGAGGTTTTGGTATGCCTAAAGGGGAATTAAGCAATGAACGCTTTAAGGTCGATGGGGAGAGTTATAGTAAATATACTGACTTACCGCTGGTCCATACTGGATGCGATAGCTATGCTTCTTGGGATCCTAGGTTTAAGCATCTTAGTCCCGTTCTTGATAGTAATGATATTGCCGAGGCAATTATTGAAATGCTTCCTCACAAGGAATGGAAAGACGAACATCTCGTAATTACTGGGGGCGAACCTTTATTGGGATGGCAAAGGGCATATCCTGACCTTTTAGACAATCCTAAGATGTTTAAACTAAAAGAATTAACATTTGAAACAAATGGCACTCAACCTATAAGTGAGGAATTTGCCATATACTTAACAGAATGGGGCCGTTGGCATAATAGAGAAATTACATTTAGTGTAAGTGCAAAGTTGCCATGCTCAGGCGAGTTATGGGAAAATGCTATTATTCCAGAAGCAGTTATACAATATCAATCTCTTGGCACGACATATTTAAAATTTGTCATTGCTACAGAAGAGGATTATAAAGATGCAGAATGTGCAATTGGTGCGTATCGTAAAGCGGGTTTTAAAGGTCATGTTTATCTTATGCCTGTCGGTGGTACTGAGCAGTTGTACAGTCTTAATAATAGGTCCGTGGCTGAAATCGCAATGCGAAACGGATATAGATACTCGGACCGATTACAAATACCTCTGTTCAAAAATGCATGGGGAACTTAACAATAAAGGAAATTAAAATGAGCGCACACGAAGATATTAAAAAACATTTCGACGAATACTTAATGGAAAACGAAAAATTTGCAAAAGGTAATAATGCTGCAGGAACACGTGCTCGTAAAGCACTAGCAGAAATGTCAAAATCGGTTAAAGCCCGTAGAAATGAGATTACCGAAGAGAAGAATGCTCGCGCTGAGGCTAAAGCAAAGGCATAAATATTAATGTTACGCAAAGGTAACAAAATTCAATTATCATATCCGCGTAAGGAAGGATTCAAAAATGTCATACAACAAAACAAAAACCGACCCTGAGTTAGGTCAAAAGGTACATGAACACCTAGTTAAAATGGGTGTAGAAACTCCAACAACTCCTAACAGTTTTGACCGCAAGGAAAAAATTGAAGCAATCGAAGGATATTTTCATCAAATTATGAAAACACTTGGATTGGACCTGTCTGACGATAGTCTAATTGAAACACCTAAGCGTGTTGCCAAGATGTATGTTAATGAAATTTTCTGGGGACTAGATTATGATGCATTTCCAAAGTGTACGACTGTTGATAACAAGATGCATTACAATGAAATGGTCGTTGAACGCAACGTCAATGTCCAAAGTAACTGTGAACATCACTTTGTTGTTATTGATGGTTTGGCTACCGTTGCTTATGTTCCTAAACAGAAAGTCCTCGGACTATCTAAAATTAACCGCATTGTTGAGTATTTCAGTAAGCGCCCTCAGATCCAAGAACGACTCACTGAACAGATCTTCCATACTCTCCAATTTATATTGGCGACTGAAGATGTTGCGGTAATGATTGATGCACAACACTATTGTGTTAAATCTAGAGGAGTCGAAGATACAGGTAGTAGTACGGTTACTTGTCGTTTAGGTGGCGGATTTAAAACTGATCCTGCCGCAAGAACAGAGTTTCTAAATATTGCAAACAAGGGTTGTAAATGATGGTATTGGAAATATTTGTTGCTGGAATGATTACCGCCTTCGGGTGGTGGACTTCTACACATTATATTATCGAACCATATTTCCCTCCGCCTATTGAAAAGAAAATAGATGAAAAATGAAACCGACTATTGCTTTATTCATAGCAGATCCTAAATGTTCTGTACAAAGCAGTAACGGCATTATCAAAGCCTTAGGCAACAAGTATACATTTAAAATATTTAGCAGAAACGAATTAGAAGAAAACTTTTTCGATGATGTTGAATTGATAATTGTTCCTGGAGGCTTTGGTGATTCTAGTTCATATAAAAATATTTTTAGACATAATGCTAAACGAGTTAGAAAATTTGTTAAGCAAGGTGGAAAATATTTAGGCATCTGTATGGGTGGCTATTGGGCAGGAAAGCATTATCTAAATATACTAGATAATATAGATACAGTACAATATATAAGAAGACCAAATACTGATACGAGGAGACCCCATGCGAAAAACCTTAAAATTAACTGGGATGGTTATGATACAACGATGTTTTTTTACGATGGTTGTGCTGTGGTTGGCGATGGAGATTATGAAACAATCGCTACGTATGCAAATGGTGACCCTATGGCAATCATACAAAAGAACATCGGAATAATAGGATGCCATCCTGAGAGCGAAGCATTTTGGTATGATAGTTACAGTTGGCTAAAGGGCAAGTATCACAACGGCGAACATAGAAAATTGTTATTGGAATTTACGAATAGATTAATGGAAAAATAATATGGCAGTTAATGTTATGGTTGACTTGGAAACAATGTCAACAAGATCGCATGCAGCAATTTGTTCTATTGGTGCAGTGAAGTTTGAGGGTAAAGAAATTCTTGATACTTTTTACTGTACAATTGATTTAAAGACCTGCAAAGAAGCAGGTATGCATATATCTAAAGACACAATCAAATGGTGGTCTGAGCAAAACAAAGACGCTCTGCGAGAACTTACTCGTAATAACATACCACTGAAACAAGCATTAGATGATTTCGAAGAATGGTTCGGTCCTAAGAGTCTAGCTGTCTGGGGCAATGGTGCAGTGTTTGATAACACTATATTAGCAAATGCTTATTTCAATACTAACAGAGAACCACCTTGGAAATGCTGGGATGATCGTTGCTATCGTACAGTAAAGGCTTTGTTCCATTGGGTCCCTGCAGATGCAAGAGAAGGAACATATCATAATGCTCTAGATGATGCTATGCATCAAACTAAACACTTGATTAAAATACTAGGTGAATAATGAATACATATAAGAAGCGTATTGCTTTTTGTTTAAGTGATCAACATACTATTCCTCACGGAGGATTAGGTCAATTTGCTAAAAGTTTTATTGAGACTTTTACGCCTCTAGGTTATAAGATAGATATCATCACTGATAAGCCTACTTCTAATTTAGCATTTAAAGATTATCTAGAATCAGTAGGAGCCAATTTTATATGGTCTCCTGCACCAAGATCCTATAGTGCACATACTAAAACATTCATGTTTGAGGACTCTTATAACTTTGAAAAGATGTCTTCATTTAGAGATGCTATGATGTATGCACTGAATAAGAATCTCTATGATATTATTATTTGTAATACTTTAGAATCATTCCCTGGCATTTACGCCTTGAATCTACATAAGACTGTACAGGTAATCTATTATACTCATAATGAGAGTATGGTCTTTCTAGATGACAGATCATGGAAAAACGAATTTACAGAATCATTCAATGAGGTATTTAATGCGTTGATGCGAGTTAAAGGCATTACTATTGGCACACAAACTTTACGTAATCGTAATGAACTGCTTGCTCAAAAATTGTTTAATTCGTATGAGCTTCGAATCCCAATGACAGAAAAATCATTATTAGAACCACACGACAATCCAAATCGAGAAGGCGTTCTTTGGATTGGTCGCTGGGAGCCTAGAAAGAATCCTGAGGAATTTATTCGTGTTATTAAGGAAACAGGGTTACCTGCGAAAGTTATTACTAACACTAACGGAGCTAAAAAATTTGAAGAAGCTCTAAAAGCAATAGGCGCTAAATATGAAATAAAGATAGGCGTCTATGGTCAAGAAAAAGTTGACTTTATTACTTCTGCTAGAGTTGCTTATAATCCCGCAATTAGAGAAAGCTTTGGTTTAGCGTTTTATGAATGTATGGGACAGTTGCCAACAGTTGCTATAAAGGGTATGTCCTGGTTAGATAACTTTAGCAATCAATGGTATTGGTGTGAAGAAAAGAAAAACATTTCTAAATTAATTTTAAAACTCTATGAAGACTTTGGTCCTGATTCTAGAGTTTGGTATAGTAAATCCCCTTTAAACAGTATAAAGAACGAACATGCAGCAGGAATACAAGCTTGGATAGATGTATTTGAATCATTCAAACCTGCAGAATCAAATTCGGATAGAGCAACAATCAATGATTATGACAATATTAATTATTCAGATTTTATAATTAAATTAAATAGGAAAGATTTATCTGTGGATGATGTCCGTTCTGTATTGACAAACAAGACAAAATTTAATATAATTTATACAGATGAGAACACCTATCTATCTAAGGATCCAAACTTTGTTCCAAAAGAAGATAAGGCACACACTTTAGAAAGTTTATTTTCATGAGCAGACAATTAGAATACGTTATATCAGGTCCCGCATATCTTAGACTAGGATCTGAGCAGTGTGAAGATCCTGACACTTTAAAAATGATTACTGATATGATGTTGAAGACTGTTCATAATAAGAACAATCATCAGTTTTCATTATTGTATAATGGATTTACAGAAAAGAACTTTGGTAAGAAATTACAAAAGTACAGACCTGCTATTAAAAACATTCATGCTGACTCTGGAGGCTTGCAGATTATTACTAGAGGTTTACCTAATACTCCAGAAACACGTAATAAGGTTTATGAGAATCAAGGAGCATGGGCAGATATTGGAATGGCGTTTGATGAGATTCCTGTAAAGTCTACATCTGCAGATGGCACTTCGGCAAAGATTGATACCAAGCGTCGCTATGTAGATATGGAAAATTTTGAGACATACGCAAGACAAACAGGCAAGAACGTCAAAGATCAAATTTTAAAATTCGATTCATTGAATAGCAAATGTAGACCATTTATTATTCTTCAAGGTTCAGGTGCAGATACCTATAAGCAATGGGGCGAATTTTTATTGGATGAGGTTCCAAAAGAACTACATCATCGTATTGGTGGTGTTGCCATGGGATCAGCTGCACTAGGTATGGGACCACTTGAAGATGTTAAAAGAGCATTCTATGTTAACTCGGTTCCATTAGCTAGACCATTTCATTTACACGTATTAGGTGTTGGTGCACTTAAACGTATTTTACCATATCTATTGTTTAGTCAAACTGGTCTATATGAAGGCATTGATATTTCATATGACTCAACTACACATTCTATGTCATTGGATAATGGATTGTTTTATTTCTCACACAGCAAGAAAAAGAATCCAGGTGACTATGGTGGTTCTTCAGTAAAAATGGGAAGAGAATATTCTAACATTTACAGAACAGTTGTTAACGAGATTAACTCAGTATGTGATACAGACTATACACCTGAAGAATATCATAAGTTAATGAACATTTCTGTTGGCCTATATTTAGAACAGGGTGGAAAATTTATAGATGTTATGCGAGCAAGATTAGCATTTATCTTAACTAACGTGCATAATTTTACTTTGGATGTTTCTAATCTAATGAACAGCAAAGAAGAATTTTTGAGATTCTGCAGAGATAAAGGTTGTGAGAACGAGTATGCAACTTTATTTGATGTAAGGACAAATGATGATTTTATTCATTGGGAAAAGAATGTTGGTAGATTCATGGATTCGGAACCTGTCAACGCAGTAGCACCATCTTCACTTGAGGACTTATTCGCATGATGTTAAAAACAGATAGTTATATTTGGGTTACCTTTCAGAAAGAAGGTATCCATAAGTATCCTGCAGCTGCAACTGATCCAAAGTTGGCTACAGGTGATTGGTTAGATGTTTCATTCTTAGGAACACCTCATAGACATATCTTTCATTTCAGAGTTGAAATGCAAGTATTTCATGATGATAGAGATGTTGAATTTATTCAAGCAAAGCGTATTATGGAACGCTGGTATGCGGATGGAACATTACAATTAGATTATAAGTCCTGTGAAATGATGGCAAAGGATTTATATGATAAGTGTATAAGTACATGGCCAGATAGAGACTATGTAATTGAGGTATCAGAAGATGGAGAGAATGGATGCAGAATGTATTTCTCACATCATAAAGGCAAAGATATTACACCAAGGATGTATGTAAATGAGTAAACTATATTATATGGGTTTGGAACCCTATGAAGGTCGATATACACTACAACTTCAGCATTGGAGCGAAGATGCTTTTAAGCGTCGCGGTATTGATTATGAAGTTATTCATGGCGATCTGTTGGATAGTTCTAAATCTATTGTGACAGGTCAAGTATTAGATGCGCATGGTCGTAGTTATTATTCTTTGACACAAATGGCAAAACTTGTAGCAAAAATGAAAGCAGGCGAAATTACTTGGCAGGATACTATTTTCTTTGAAGATATGTTTACACCTGGTATGGAGGTGTTGCCTTATATTATGGATCAAATGGATTGGGAATATCATCCTCGTATTTTTGTACGTTGTTTGGCTCAGACAATCGATCCAGATGATTTCTTGCATGTATGGGATATGCAGAAATGGATGGGTTTCTATGAGAAAATGACAGATCATTTTGTCACAGGCATTCTTGCTTCTAATGAAGAGATGGTTGCGCATATGAAAATTGCAGGTTGGGAAGCACCAATCTTTAATATCTCAGGTTTAGCTTTTGATAAAGACGAAGTTCAAAGCAGAGTGCAAGAAATTAAACCTTTTATTAATCGCAAAAAGCGAGTAGTATTTGCCGCAAGATTCGATCAAGAAAAACAACCGGGTTTCTTTATGGACTTGATTGAAGAATATGGTAAGTATCATAGAGATGTAGAGTTTGCTGTTCTATCAGGCGGACCTTTACGCAGTAACGATCAAAAGTATTTGGATCGTGCAAGAGAATTAGAAAAGACTGCTAATTTTAAAATCTATGAAAACCTCAAGAAGAATGAGTATTATGAATTACTATCAGATTCTCGGGTATTGTTTAATTGCGCTTTACAGGATTGGGTAAGTAATACAGCATCAGAAGCAGATGCTTTAGGTACAAATTGTTTATATCCTGCGTATAGATCCTTCCCTGAGACATTTGCAAATGATGCAGAATGTTTATATGTTCCTTGGTCAATGGATGATGCTTGTCAGAAATTAGATCATTTGCTAGTTAAGCCAAGAAAAAGAATGGGACAATTATCTAATTGGACAACAGGTACTATTGATAGATGTTTAGACATCATGTTTGATAGTAATGAGCATTGGTATCGCAATACTAAAAACTATAGAAACTATGTCCCAGAGTCAAAATACTAAAACTGTTATAGTAACAGGTGCTGCAGGTTATATCGGCGGCGCTACATGTATTGCATTAAAGGAAAAAGGATATAGAGTAATAGGAGTTGATAGAAGAAAACTACATAAGCATATGGAGTATTATGTAGATCAATTTGTCAATGAATGTTTTACTCATCCATTCTCATTAGAACATCTTGAACGCAGTCCTGTTGCAGTTGTACATTGCGCAGGCACAAGTTTAGTTGGGCCTAGTGTAGAAAAGCCTTCAGACTACTTTGATAATAATGTGGCAAAGACATTAAAGTATTTGGATTATATTCGTCGCTGGGCACCCAATGTTAAGTTTATTTTTAGTAGCAGTGCATCGGTATATGGTGATCCAATTGGTATGATTCTAACAGAAGGGTCTGAAACTAAACCAATATCTGCATATGGCGAATCTAAGCTAATGACAGAAATGATGCTAAATAGATTTAAAATTGCATATGGTTTAAAATATGTTTCCTATAGATATTTTAACGCATGTGGCGCAGTCGAAGGCGGAGAGCATGGTCAGGAGCCTGATGCTACACATATTTTTGCTAGACTATTTGAAGCAGCATTGGATGGTAATGATTTCACTATTAATGGTGCAGACTTTCCGACGCGAGATGGCACTTGTGTAAGAGATTATATTCATGTATCCGATATAGCCGAAGCTCACGTATTGGCTATTGACAAAGATATTGAAGGGATATATAATATAGGAACATTAAAGGGTCATTCTAATCTTGAAGTGTTTACTGCAGTTGAAAATTTCTTAATTGATAATGAAGCAATAAACAATAGAATTGTATGTCATGTAGATGTACGAAGAGAAGGTGATCCTGCAACATTGATTGCTAGTGCAGAAAAATTACTAGCAGATACAGGATGGAAACCTCAAAGAAAATTAAATGATATTATAGAAAGCTTATACGATTGGTATAACTCTAAATATTATCATAGACTAAAACAGCGGTCTTCAAACGTCATTCAACCCGCTATATAAATTCTGCATGTCGTCAAACTTACTCATTGGAGGCAAGAGATGGCTAAATATTTCTCAACAAAACATTACGGACATAATCTTGGGCTAAGTGCCGTATTTAGACAACCTAACGCTGACCATAGTCATTGCCATTTGTTGCATGGTTATAGTTTAGCATTTACGTTTACGTTTGGATGTGAACATCTAGATAATAAAAATTGGGCAGTAGATTTTGGTGGGCTTAAACCGCTTAAGGCTTGGTTAGAAGATAATTTTGATCATAAGTTAGCATTGGATATTGCTGATCCTCATCTAGCTAAATTTCGAGAACTAGAAGAATTGGGCTTAGCTGAAATTAGAATTTTTGATGGTGTTGGTGCAGAAAAATTTGCAGAACATGCATTTAATTTTGCAGATAAACTGATTCGAGAAAAGACTAATAATCGTTGTTATTGTGTTCGTGTAGAATGCGCAGAGCATGGGGCTAATAGCGCTATCTATGAAGTATATAACTAATAAAGATAGATCAGTAAACCTTCCATATGAAGAGGGTTTACTAGAATGGTTACAACAACAGTATCCATTTTCTAAATACTACATTGTGGAATTATTATGATAGAGATTGCATTAATTGTTGCTGGTATAATAATAGGTATGACTATAAAGCAAGAACACTTGCAAAATAGATTCAACAAAACCTATGAACAATTAGATAAAGAAATGAGAGATGAACTAAACTATTATCGTAATTTATCAAATAGTTTACGCGAGGATGTTAAAGTATTACGATTGAAAATTAAAGTATTGGATAAAAAATGAGGCAACTTGCTGAATTTAGTAATAATCAAAATATTGCTACAATTAAGAGTGACGGTGGAAAATATATTGTAGAAATGTATACCAATAAAGAATTGATAGATACTAAAATATTTAATGAACACACCTTGCGCATTGTTGAGAATTTTGCCAAGGCATGGATACATAATGAGGAAACTAAATGAATTGGTTTTTAAATTGGCTTGATAATATTGGTCGCAAGCGTATAGTCATGGATCGTATAGACAATGAACCATATCTTGAACGATACTATCTCTTTCTAAAAGACAGAAAGAAATTTCCCTTTAATATATTTTTACATAAATTCCTAAAAGGAGACCCTGATGATGTACATGATCACCCATGGCCGTACTGCACTTTCATACTTAAAGGCGGTTACTACGAATGGGTTCCGCAGTTTAATTCCGATGGCACAAAATATTGCGAGATTCGTAAGTGGCGTGGACCCGGCCATTTCCGCATTTGTGGTTCTAATAGTTATCACCGCATTGAATTAAAAGAAGGGGTAACCGCTTGGACATTGTTTATGCCTGGCCCTCAAAAAAGAGACTGGGGATTTTTAGTTAATAATAAATGGATACAGCATGAGCAGTATCTAAAGGAACGATATGTCAAGTAATGTGATGAAGGGTGTTAATAGCAAAGATGCTATTATCGACGGAACACTAGTTCCATTCATTAATCGTAATAGTAGTGAATATCCTGTCGAGGTTGGGGCATCATTCTTTGCTCCCGTAAAGGTTGAGGATCAAAAAGATTTATCATTGAATATAGCAAAAGAACATGCTAAACAAGAATATGATAGAATCATGCAGATGGTTGAGATTCTTAAAGAACAAGCAAAACAACTAGTAAGCAGACTTGATGCAACAGACTTAGTGCATGATACATCTTTTTCTTTTAATCCTGTGCACGGTAAAGAATATCATATCTATTTAAATTCTTATCTTAATAAAAATCAATTAGGTTTAATTGGTCCAACAGATTGGGCAGGTGGGAAACCTCCAGAACATTTGACATTTGTTGCATCCGTAATTAAAAAGGGAGATTCAACTTGGGAGTACGTAGATGAAGATAGCGTTAGTAACTGATACTCATTTTGGAGCAAGATCCGATTCTCAAGCGTTTGATTTATATTTTAAAAAATTCTATGATGAAGTATTTTTTCCAGAATTAGACAAGCGCAAAATACAGCAAATTATTCATTTGGGTGATTGCTTTGATAGACGAAAATATATTAACTTTAATACATTAAGTACATGTAAACAGTACTTCTTTGAAGAAGCAGTCAATCGTGGTATTGATATGGATATGATTATTGGTAACCACGATACATTCTATAAAAATACTAATGATATAAATTCTCCAACTTTATTGTTGGGAGAATATCCTAATCTTACTTGCTATAGTAAACCAACAATCGTAGAATATGATGGACTAAAGATTCTTTTACAGCCATGGATATGCGCCGACAACTATGAGGATTCAATTAAACTAATTGAAAGCAAAGTGGCAAAGGTTTGTTTTGGACACTTAGAATTGTCTGGGTTTATTATGTTCAAGGGACAAGAAGCTCAAATAGAACATGGTGGTTTAGATCCTTCGTTGTTTAAAGATTTTAAATTAGTATGTTCTGGACATTTCCATCACAAGCATGGCAGAGGCAATGTTGAGTATATAGGCAATCCCTATCAGTTATTCTGGAACGATTTTGAGGATGATCGAGGATTCCATATCTTTGATACTAAAACACTACAGTTAGAATTTATTAGAAATCCAAATACTATATTTGAGAAATATTATTACGACGATGAAAAAGAAGATCCTATGTCTATTGACATTACTAGATTCGCATCCAAAGTAATTAAATTGATTGTAGTAAATAAAAAAGATTTTATTAAGTTTGATAAATTTATAGAAGCAATCTATAAACAAACTCCAATCGAATTAAAAATCATTGAAGATTTTTCTGAATTTGAATCTGAAGCAATAGACGAATCTGTCGACTTAGAGGACACGATGACACTATTATCTAATTATGTTGATAGTGTAGAAACAGATGCAGATAAAGATAGATTAAAAAGTTTGCTAAAAGCATTATATGTCGAAGCACAACATTATGAGGAAGTATGATAAGATTTCACGCAGTTAGATGGAAAAATTTTTTATCGACAGGTGGACAATTTACGGAAGTCAAATTAGATAAAGCAACAACTACACTTATTGTGGGTGAGAATGGTGCAGGCAAGAGTACTATTCTAGATGCTATTTGTTTCTGTTTGTTTAATAAACCTTTTAGGAATATTAATAAGCCTCAGTTGATGAATAGTATCAACGGTAAAGGCTTACAAGTTGAGATTGAATTTAGTATAGGTCCTAAAGAATACAAAGTTGTTAGGGGTAGCAGACCTGGTATTTTTGAAATCTATGTCAACGGAGATCTGTTAAATCAAGATGCCGCATCTAAAGATTATCAAAAATATCTTGAAGACAACATTCTAAAGTTAAACTATAAATCTTTTACTCAAATCGTTATCCTGGGTAGCGCATCCTTTACTCCTTTTATGCAATTACCGCAAGGACATAGAAGAGAAATTATTGAGGATATTTTAGACATTCAAATCTTTACAGTAATGAATTCTGTATTAAAAGATAAGAATGCAGAAATTAAAAATCAAATTACAAACATTGATACTCAAATTGAAATCGGTAAAAATAAAGTTAAAATGCAACAGCAGTACATAGCTACGCTGGAGAATGATAAACAGAAGAAAGTTGAAGATGTACAAAAGCGAATACTTGAAACGTCTGCAGAAATATCACAACTTAATGCAAGTGTCACTGCAGAAAAAGATGCCGAGAATACTCTTAAATCCTCGATATCGGATGCGAAGGAAAAACGCAACAAACGAACGGAAATGGGATCTTTGCTTAGAAAACTTTCCGAACGCGTTACTGCGCAAGAGGGGCATATTCACTTCTATCACGACCACGATGTTTGTCCGACTTGTAGTCAGAATCTTGATGAAGAAGTCAAAAAGGATGCAATACAATCTCACACGCTCAAGGTCGGAGAGATTACCAAGGCTATCGAGGAACTCAACAATCAACTTATCGATATTGAAACAAGACTTGCAGAGATTGATTCTATTGAAGAGAAAATATCTGAACATCAAAGCAATATCATTGCCCTCAACACAAGCATTATCGCAAACCAAAACTACGTACAAAAATTACAAGACGATATATCTAGTTCCACATCATCATCGGGCGATATTGAAGGGGAAAAGGCTAAGCTCAAAGCTCTTGCTAAAGAAGTCGTCGCTCATGCAGATCAAAAAAGCAAAGCCTCGGAGGAAAAACATTATTTAGATATTGCTAGTATTTTATTAAAAGATACAGGTATTAAGACAAAGATTATTCGTCAATACTTACCTGTCATTAATAAATTAGTAAATAAGTATCTTGTGGCAATGGATTTCTTTTGTCATTTTGAATTGGATGAGGCATTTAATGAGAAAATTAAATCTAGACACAGAGACGAATTTTCGTATGCCTCATTTAGTGAAGGTGAAAAACAGCGCATAGATTTGGCGTTAGTATTTACTTGGAGAACAATCGCAAAGATGAAGAATTGTGCTAGCACAAACCTTTTGTTACTTGATGAGGTTTTTGATTCTTCTTTAGATGTCAATGGTACAGATTATGTAATGAACCTTATAAATACTTTAGGAGATGAGACTAATGTATTTGTTATTAGTCACAAAGGAGATCTTCTCTTTGACAAATTTAGAAGTGTCATAAAGTTTGAGAAGCATCAAAATTTTTCAAGAATATCAGTATAGGAATTATTATGAATAAATGGGAATTACAAGTACATCAGGTCAACGCATATTGCTACTACGAGAATATATTTGACGATGATATGATTAACGGCATTATAGAAGCAGGCGAAAAGCTTGGCACAGATAAAGCATATGTTGGTGGGGATTTACAAACACCTGGAAGGGTAGCTGAAGAAATCCGAAAAACGGATATTGCTTGGTTAAATGGAACTCAAGAAAATGCTTGGATTTTTAGAAAACTAACAGATGTAATTTTACAAGCAAACGCACAATGGTTTGGATTTGATCTTAATACTATCGAAGCTCTTCAGTATTCTGTTTATAATGTAGGTGATTTTTATGATTCGCATGTAGATCATCACTTTCAAGGTGCAGGTCAATATCCAAGAAAACTAAGTTTTACTATGCAACTAACTGATCCTAGTGAATATGAAGGTGGTAATACTAGATTAATCACATCTCAAGAACCTTTCGATATTCCAAAGACAAAAGGATCCATTACTTTCTTCCCTTCATATACATTACATGATGTACAACCAGTAACTAAAGGTACTCGCAAAGCATTAGTAGGTTGGATATTAGGACCACGTTGGAAATAAAATGGCTACAAAGATTCCGTTAGAGTATTTAGATTTAGATAACGATTTCGGTTTCAACGCTGTACATGAAACAGACGTTACAGAACCTTTAGTCAATCAAGTAAATCAAAATGCGGATATCAAAATAAAACAACAATTAGCTTCTGTTGAAAAATTGATTTTGCCCCTTTTGGTTAACTTGATGAAGAATCCTGAGAAGGATTACATACATTGGCCGAATAGAGTACCGGCGATTGAGAAACAGATTGAACGCATACTGGCGATAACCCGTAGTTAATGGCTTACTGAGGGCTTGACTTCTTGTACTAAAGGTGTTATAATTAAGGCTAGTACAAAGGAGTCTCGATGTTAGTTCAATCAAAATCTCTTCTAGCAAAATTGCTTGCCGCAGAAAACATCACTGTCGAGCATCGCAAAACACAAACAGCATATTTCGATCCTAAGAATAGAGTCATGGTTCTTCCTATATGGAAAGAAATGACTCCTGATGTCTATGACTTACTACTTGGTCATGAGACAGGACATGCTTTATTCACACCTTCCGAGGGTTGGCATAATGCAATTATATCCTCACAAAGCAGAGCGTTCAAAACATTCTTAAATGTTATCGAAGACGTACGCATTGAAAAGAAGGTTCAAGAAAAATTCCCAGGCCTTAAAGCATGTTTCACACGAGGTTATAATGACTTCATGAAGAGGGATTTCTTTGGCATTGAAAATATTGCAAGTCAACTAGATATACTACCATTTATTGATCGTATCAATCTTCACTATAAAGTTGGCTCTTATTTAAATATCAAATTCTCAGATAAAGAACAAGTTTATCTAAAGCGTTTAGACAATCTTAAGAAATGGGAAGATGTAGAAAAGCTTGCTCGAGAATTATTTGCTATGGCAAAAGATGATCTTAGACAACAGCTTATGGATCAGTTTGCTAACTATGAGGAGGGCGAAGGCGATCCCGACGAACAAGAGTTTGATTACGACGGCGAGTTCGAAGAAGATGCAGATGAGTTTGGTACAAAGCGCAAGGCGCGCTCATTCTTCGGAGGCAGTAATAGAATTGCAGAAGATGAACCTTATTCTAGAACAGATGATTATTTCCGTAGAAAAGAAACAGAACTTTTAGCTGACGACGTAAAACCATATTATTATGCGAATTTGCCTTTAGCTAATTTGAAACAGATCATTGTTCCTTATAAGAATATGAAATTGCATTATAATGATTTTGCATATTACGATCCTTCACTGGGAATGAAAAAAGATGTATCTGAGGATCCTAAATTACTAGGATATGTAGAGTCTGCTAAGAACAAATACTACAAGGAATTCACAGATACAAATAAAAAGTATATCTCATATCTTGTCAAAGAGTTTGAGTTGCGTCGTAATGCTAGACAATTTGCTCGAGCAAGTATTGCTAAAACAGGTGCACTTGATGTTAAGAAAATTTATTCTTATAAAATCAACGATGACTTGTTCAAACGAATCTCAGTAGTTCCTAACGGAAAATCTCATGGACTAGTTATGTTCATTGATTACTCTGGGTCTATGACAGAAAATATTGATGCAACAATTGAACAAACTATTGTATTAGCGACATTCTGTAAAAAGGTAAATATTCCATTCCGAGTATATGCATTCACAGATGATTTTCTTTCACCTGAAGATTTAATGTCCGAATTGAGTATTACTGATGCAGAAGGGTATCGTAGATATTTTGAATCGAATCACAATGGTAGAAAATCTGTATACAATAAATTCTCAAGTGAAAATGGTGAGCTTGATCTAAATGGGTCCAAGGCTTTTAGATTGCGAGAATATCTTTCTAGTGAGATGTCTGGAACAGAATTCAGAGAAGGAGTTAAGTTTTGGTTATTGGCAGGCAAACTGCATAATGCACGAAGCTGGAGCAGACGCACAGATACGATGAATATAAATGAGCCTATGACATGTATTCGAAATACTAGATTTGAATCGTTGAATGGTACACCTTTGAATGAAGCAATTGTTGCTAGTGTTGAGATTGTAAAACAATTTAGAAAACAATATCGGTTAGATGTAGTTAATACTGTGTTCTTAACTGATGGTGATGCTAATGAAAACAATTCAATATATAGTGAAACTGCTTCATCGGGTTCTGAATATTTCCAAAGGTACAATAGTACTGATAGAAATCTAGTTATTAGAAACTTACGAGATGGTACTCAGGCAGTAGCACCACCTAGAACAGCATTGACACAAGGTCTCTTATCTTTACTAAAAGAAACTACAGGTTCTAATGTTATTGGATTCTTTATAACAGGTGGCTACAGTATCAAGGGTACTATCAGGGGTAAGATGGCAAAGCATGGTCTAGATTCAACTTTAGACATTGACAATATAATGAAAAGTTTTAGAAAGAACAAATTCGTCATGCTAAATGATGTTGGATATGATGATTTTTATATCATACCTGGAGGTAAGGATCTTGTAATTGAAGAGGATAAGCTTGAGGTTGAGGGAACCTCTAAAAACGATTTCAAGAAAGCCTTTATGAAAATGCAAAAGGGCAAGGTCACGAACCGCGTGCTTTTGAGTAGATTTGTCGAGAAAATTGCTTGACAAGAAGCATAAAAGGTGTTATAATATAGTATGAATTGTTTGAAACCACAGGAGTTATATTATGTCTAAATCGCACTTCACCGAAGATCAGCGCAAAGAATTGATTACTACATTGATTACGCAATATGGTAATCGAGTATCTAAAGATGCTATTATTGATTTTTGTTCGAAGCAGAATTTGCCGAATCCTCATTTCCTGATCTCTCGGCGTGACATCAAGGCAGGAAAAGATTATATGTTAGATCTATTTTATGAAAAAGGTGAAGAAATGAAACGTGAAGATACTCCAGTAAATGCACCAGCATTGCAAGCACAAGTAATGCAGTTTAAACCAAAACGTGTAGCAGTAGAAGCAGATAGTACTATTCCTCAAAAGGATAATACTTATGTTCCGTTTGGATTCTTTAGACAGTTAGAACAGATTATCAAATCGCAGACATTCTATCCAGTCTTTATTACTGGCCTATCAGGCAATGGCAAGACTACTATGGTAGAACAAGTTGCAGCTAAACTTAAGCGTGAGTGTATTCGAGTTAATATTAGTATTGAAACAGATGAAGATGATCTAATCGGTGGTAATACTTTGCATGACGGTAACGTAATTTATCGTGAGGGTCCTGTTCTTATGGCAATGCGTCGAGGTGCAGTACTTCTAATTGACGAAATTGATCGTGGATCTAATAAATTGATGTGCCTACAAAGTATTCTAGAAGGCAAGCCATTCTTTAATAAGAAAACAGGTGAGATGGTCTATCCTGAAAAAGGATTCACAATTATCGCAACTGCTAATACTAAAGGTCGTGGTACTGAGGATGGTCGTTTTATTGCAGCACAGATTTTGGATGAGGCATTCTTAGAGCGCTTCCCTATTACAGTTGAACAAGAGTATCCTAGCGCTGCTGTTGAAAAGAAAATTGTAAACAATAAAATGGAATTCTATGGTCGTGTAGATACCGACTTTGCAGAGAAGCTTGTTAACTGGGCAGAGATTATTCGTAAGACATTTGTAGAAGGTGGCGTAGACGAGATTGTCAGTACACGTCGTTTGGTAAATATCGTACAGGCATATTCAATCTTCGAAGATCGTGAGGAAGCAATTAAGTATTGTATTAATCGATTTGATGACGATACAAAGACAGCATTTATGGATTTGTATTCTAAAATGAATGCTCCTGTAGAACAAGCAGTTAAGGCAAATCCTGATAGCGAAAGCAATCTAGATGATGAGGTTCCATTCTAATAATAATATAATCTAAGCAAGGGCGCTTCGGCGCCCTGCTCCTATCTTTATGCACACTAATGAAATAGTCCATGACACCTTTATTCCTAGATGGTTCGGTAGGCTAGGAAATAACATACAACAAATATCTAATGCCATTTACTTTTGTAGAAATAATAGCATTAATTTTTCCTCACCTGAGAGCGTTTATCTTAATGAAATTAATGAACAGTTTGGTCCAAGTACATATAAAATAAAAGAAGATTCTAATAATTGGTTTTACTTTTTTAATGGACCGGATGCAGATTTTACTGTCGATATAGATGATCTAAATAGAAAAAGAAAAGAAATATGTTTAGAATACATTCTACCTGCTCTAAAAATTAACCATGAAGAATTGAACACTCCTGTAGAAGAATTAGTTATTCATATTCGAAGCGGTGATCTATATACTAGATGGCCTGCAACACATACACAAAATCCGCTAGCATATTATCTACATTTATATCTAACCCATAATGGCAAGGTTATATTTGTAGCTGAGGATGATAACAATCCAATCGTTTATTTTCTAAGCAAAATGCCAAGCGTAGACATTCGATTATTGAATGAGATGGATAGTTACACTTTATTATTACGAGCAAAAAATTTAGCAACATCTGGTGCAGGTTCTTTTGCAATATCTGCAGCTTTCTGTTCGCCTAATTTAGAAAATTTATACTGTACAGATTTATACTTGGAAAATAGTTTGAATCCGACTATGTTAAAAGAGCAACTTAATGTTCTTATGGCGGATGTCTCAGGCAATAAATATTTTAAAGTAGGTGAGTGGAATACTGCGCAACACGACATTAATAAGATCTTGAAATACGAAGATCATATATCATTTAGGAGACTATAGCATGGCAAACAAAGTTGCTCTAATTACGGGCATTACTGGGCAAGACGGTTCTTATCTTGCAGAATTACTATTAGAAAAAGGTTATGAGGTTCATGGAATTGTTCGTCGCAGTTCTTCTATGAACACAAGCCGTATTAATCATATCTATAGTAATCCAAATCTTCATCTTCACTATGGTGACGTAACAGATTCTTTATCTATTATGAATGTATTGAAGAAACATAATCCTAGCGAGATCTATAATCTGGCAGCACAAAGTCATGTGAAGGTTTCTTTTGAAACTCCTGAGTATACAGCAATGGTTGATGGCTTAGGTACATTAAAGATTTTAGAGTCAGTTAGATTATTAGGAATGGAAAAAACAACTAAGATCTATCAAGCATCTACATCTGAACTATATGGTTTAGTTCAGGAAATCCCACAAAGAGAAACAACTCCGTTCTATCCTAGATCACCATATGGTGTTGCTAAGTTATATGCATACTGGATTGTTAAGAATTATCGAGAATCATATAATATGTTCTGTTGTTCAGGTATTCTATTTAATCACGAATCTCCCCGCAGAGGTTTCAACTTCGTTACTAAGAAGATTGTAAATGGATTAGAAGCGGTTAGTTCTGGTCGTCAAGAATGTTTGACATTAGGTAATCTAACAGCATTAAGAGATTGGGGACATGCTAAAGATTATGTCGAAGCAATGTGGTTAATGTTACAACAGGATACTCCCGATGACTATGTTATTGCTACAGGTGAGCAATATACAGTTAAACAATTCGTAGAACATTGTGCTCCATATTTCGCATTGAAGATTCGCTGGGAAGGTGAAGGCTTAAATGAAGTAGGTATTGATGTTAACACTAATAGAGTTGTAGTAAGAGTTGATCCTAAATACTTCCGACCCGCAGAAGTTCAAACCTTATTGGGAGATTCTACAAAAGCTAGAAGTGTCCTCGGTTGGCAACCTAAACATTCTTTCGACGACTTGGTCGAAGATATGTGCATAAACTTTGAATAATATGCAAGGCAATAGTGTAAAGGTTCAGGGGATAGGAGGGTTTCCTCCATCCATGAATGATGTAAACAGAATTGTCACTGAGAAATATTTAAACTATGATAATGGTTTCTTTATTGAAGTAGGTGGTGCAGATGGTTACACTCAAAGTAATACTTGGTACTTAGAAAAATATAAAAATTGGACAGGTATTTTAGTTGAACCTAATACAGAATCTGCTATAGTTTGTCGCAATAATAGAGAAAACTCTTTAGTATATAATTATGCTTTAGTTAGTGAGGATTTTGAGGAAGACGAAATTAAAATGATGCGGCGTGTTGTATACAACGGCGACCCAGGTTTGATGACTTCTACCGCAGATTCTCCAATTCGTCAAGTATCGGATTGGATCAATCCTATAACAGATTCAGATATCACTGAAGAATTTACAGTACAGACAGCAACACTAAATAGTATTCTTGAAGCACAGGATGTTAAGACAATAGATTTCTTTTCACTTGATGTTGAGGGATATGAATTAGAAGTACTCAAAGGATTAGATCTAAAAAGATTTTGTCCTAAAGTTATATTGATAGAATGGCATCTTGATATAGAAGATGTTAAAAAGTTACTAGATGAAACACACGAATTCAAAGAACAGTTATCTAAGCATGACTATGTTTTTATAGCAAGGGAACAAAATGGAAAAAAATAGTAAGATATTTGTAGCAGGACATAATGGATTAGTAGGTTCTGCTATTGTAAGAAAGTTAAATGAAGAAGGTTACACTAATCTTATTTTAAGATCAAAAGCGGAATTAGATCTTAGAGACCAAAGAGCAGTGAAAAATTTCTTTAGTACAGAACTTCCTGAATATGTATTTTTGTGTGCTGCCAAAGTAGGTGGCATTAATTGGAACTGGACAAATCCTGGTGAGTTTATTTACGATAACTTACAGATTCAAACGAATGTTATAGATGCAGCTTATAGAAATGGTGCTAAGAAATTATTGTTCTTAGGTTCTGCTTGTATCTATCCAAAGGTTACCCCTCAACCTATCAAGGAAGAATATCTTCTTACTGCTCCACTTGAGCCGACGAACGAGGGGTATGCATTAGCAAAAATTACTGGTCTACGTATGTGCGAATACTACAGACGCCAGTATGGATTTAATGCCATTAGTTGTATGCCTGCAAACTTATATGGCATTAATGATAACTTTATTCCTGAGCATGGTCATGTTATTCCCGGTATTATTACTAAGATGCATAATGCTATGAAGAACGGAGAAGATAGTATTGAATGTTGGGGCGATGGAACACCTACAAGAGAATTCTTATACGTTGATGATCTTGCAGATGCTTGTTTTTGGTTGATGCAAAATTACGATGAAAAAGAATTTGTTAATGTAGGAAGCGACGAAGAACTTACTATCAAAGAACTAGTAAATAAACTCAAGAAAGAGTTTGGATTCAAAGGTAAGATTGTTTGGAATAAAGATAAACCAAATGGTACTCCAAGACGTAAAATGGATAATAGTAAATTAAAATCCCTTGGATGGAATGCTAAAGTTAATTTTGACGAAGGACTAAAGCGCACAATCGCTTGGTATAAAAAAGAAAAGGGATTATTATGAGATGGCCTTTAATGGGTGAGACAATCACCTTTGGTGATAGACTTAAAATAGCTTACTTTGCTTTAACAGCAAAGAGATTTACTTTTGGCGAAAAGGTAAAACAATTTGAAGCCGAATGGAGCGATTGGGTTAATCCTAAATCATATGGAACATACTCATTATATGTGTCTTCAGGTAGTACAGCAAATTTCCTATTGGTTGCTGCAGCAATCGAATTGTATGGATTAAGGAAAGGTGATAAAGTATTGTTGCCCGCTTGTACTTGGATGACTAATGTTGCCCCTATTATTCAGCTAGGTCTTACTCCAGTATTCTGTGATGTAAATTTAAAGAACTTTAGTTTTGATTTAGATGAAGCGAAATTGCTAGCAAAGAAGCATAATATTAAAATGATATTTGTTACTCATCTATTAGGGTTCTCTGCTGATAATGAAGAATTGAGAAAGATTTTTCCTAAGGCAATTATTATAGATGACGTCTGTGAATCTCATGGATGTACTGATCCATTAGGTAATAAGCGTGGCGCTAACAGCACAGGTGCTACATTTAGTTTCTATTTTGGTCATCATATGTCTACGGTCGAAGGTGGTATGGTAACAACCAATGACAAAGATTTATATGATCTAATGAAGGTTAAACGTAGTCATGGTATGGCAAGAGAGTCTACTAGATTTGAAGACTATGCTCAATTATATCCTGAGATTGATAAACAATTCTTATTTGTTACTGATGGATATAATTTTAGAAATCATGAGATTTGTGCGGTACTAGGTTCTTCTCAATTAAAACGTTTGGATAAAATGATTGAGATTAGAAACAGAAATCATGATTTATTTACTAGTATCATTGACAAATATCCGCATCTATTTTATAATATAGACAATCCTGAAACGAACAGTAGTTTCAGCTTACCCTTCATTTGCAAGTCTAGAGAAATTATGCTAGCAATGAAAGAGACATTTGCTGAAAACGGTATTGAATATAGACCAGTTGTTGCAGGTAACTTATTATCACAGCCATTCTTAAAAGATTATGCGATTGATACACAAAAAGAAAGAACCAACGCTGATATTATTCAGAGTCAAGGTGTCTACATTGGAAACAATCATTTCGTAAACGATATAGATATGGAATTCTTAAAACAAGTAGTGGAGAAAATAGATGCCAAATTTAGGTAATAGTATTGAAGAAGTAATTGAGAAAACAGTTAAGCGTGTATTGAGTCAAGGTGACCTACCTGATTCTACATACGTTGAAACTGATAACCTAGGTGAGGTAATTGAAAAGCTTGCTATTATCCATATTCGTATGTGGATGTTGGAAGATGCTATTCAGGCAGCTAAGTCGGATGCCGAGATTGCTGAACTAAAACGTAAATGCGACATTTGCTTTAAAGTAAAGCGTCCTCGCTATGTACAGGCAATTAATCTAATGGTTGATACAGCAATTAAACAAAACAGATCGTTGGTAGAAGATTCTGTTAAATTATATAAAGGAATTGATACCAATGAATAAAATTATATTCTTTAATCATTATCACCGAGGTGATCTATTAACTCATAAAGAGTTTATTCGTCAGATCAAAAGCGAACTGCCAAATATTACTTTGGAGTACATGCATTTTAATCATCCAAAGTTAACTAGAGATCTAGACATTCCTTTAGTTGGTGCTCCCACAGATTTAGATGCAAAGACGCCTTTCTATCAAACAGATGATACATTGTATGTCAATACTTGGATCGGATGTTTCTGGGATTTATTCTGCGCACATGGTGGAATTAACATGAACTCATTGTATGCACAATGGGAAAAAATTTATGCTCAGATCAATGCTGTATTTGATGCTGATCTAGGTATGTATGTAGACAAAGAAGAATATCTTCCATCTATAGATTTCGCAAAATTTGATGTAACAAGTATCGATGAGTATCTAAAGAATACTCCAGATGTTAAGAAGATTCTTTTATGTAATGGCCCTCCTCAGTCAGGTCAGTCTTTTGCAGATGATATGCAACAATTCTTGGAACCTTTAGCAGAAGAATATTCCAATATACATTTTATCTGTACTAACAAATTTGAGACGTCCGTCCAAAATATTTTATTTACAGATGATATTATCGTAGACAATGAGGAAGCAGAGACACGCGCTCCTTGGGAAGCTAGACAAAAGAATAACTGTGACCTACAAGAAATTTCATACTTAAGTGAAAAGGTTGATGCTATTGTAGGTAAAAACTCAGGACCATTTGTTTTCTGCGAAACAAGGAATAACTATATGAATCCTGATAAGAAATTCTTATCCTTTAATGTCAGTTGGGGCCCTGCATTCCAAACAGGCCAGACAAGACCAACAGAAACAATGTCTAATGGTTTAAACTATAAGTGTCAGTATGATATTATTCCTATTAGTGACATTAAGACATTAACCGCAGATGATGTTGCTAATATTAATAATGCTTTAGATACATTGGCAGGAAGTATATGAAAAAACTTAAATTAGGGTTTACTGATACCCATGACCATTTAGCACAGTTCTTTAGTTCTGTTCTTGCTAATAGATTTGATGTTGAAATCGATAATGATAATCCAGACTATTTGATCTTCGGTGATGAAAACTTTGGAACAAATAATAAAAAATTTAGTAAATCTGATTGCGTTAAGATTTTCTATACAGGCGAAAATCGTAGACCAGAAAATTATGATTGCCATTATGCAATAACCTTTGATCATAATTTTAATGGTTGGCACTATAGGTTACCCCTGAATGTAATCTATATGTGGTCACTTGATATGATACACAAATCTGGATATGATTACTACCATATCTTAGGCGAACATGAGCCTAAAGAAAAAACAGGCTTTTGTTCATTTGTAGTATCAAATGGTGGCTGTAAAGAACGTAATGATTTCTTTCAACTATTGAATAGTTATAAAACTGTTGATAGCGGCGGTAAGTTATTTAATAACATCGATGCTAATCTTGATGGTGAAGTATCAAAGATTGATTTCTTATCCTCACGTAAATTTAATATTGCATTTGAATCTGGTTCTTATCCTGGTTATGCCACAGAAAAGATTCTACATGCATTCTATGCAAAGACTGTTCCTATATATTGGGGTAGTACAACTATTGCATCAGATTGGAATCCTAGTGCATTTATTAATGCGCATGATTTCGAGTCTCAGCAAAGTCTTCTTGAATTCGTAATGCGAGTAGATCAAGATGAAGACTTATATAATTCTATTGTAACAGCTCCTCCTTTGGCTGCAGGTATTCCAAAGGACTATATGTTATTGAACAATTTCTTAAATTGGTTCGATGCAACTGTTTACAATAAAATTGATATGAGAGAAGAATGAAAATACTAACAGTAATCTTTAATTGGCGCGGACAAATCGAAGGAACATTAAAAAAAGAATCACAGTTAAAGGCAATTGGAGTTAACCCTATTGTTATTAATAGTGACGATGAGCATAGAATAGATAATCCGCAATGGCATAATATAGGCGAAGATAGTTATTTTAATGCTCAGTTCTTAAAGGCGGTAGAGGTATTTGAAGCATCAGATTGTGATGTTCTATTTCATATTCAAGCAGACGCTTCATATGATAATTGGCAACAATTATATGTTGATGCAGAAAAATATTTTGAATTAACAGACTGGGGTATATATGCCCCGAATGTTGATTATACTTGGTATGATTCTATTCGTTCAGATGTAACAACTTTAGAATTTGAATTAGACAAACTAAAGATTGTTGCAAATACAGATTGTACTTGTTGGTTTATACATAAGGATATAATTGACGAATACAAATCTCGTAAAGTAGATATGACTGGATACAAAATGGGATGGGGTTGGGATATAATTTTCCCTGCTATCTCGTTCATCAATAAGCGTCCTGTTATTCGAGATTATGCTCATACAATAGAACACCCAAGAGGAACAAACTACGACACAAATAAAGCAGAACAAGAAATGTGGCATTTGTATAATAGTTTAGATCCTGAATTAAAACAAGCATTTGGTTTTATTAAGGGTAATAAAGAATTACTAGCATCATACTATAAATGAAAAAAATTATATCATTCAGTTTGTGGGGAGATAATCCCAAATATTGTGTAGGTGCTATTCGTAATGCGCAACTAGCACAAATACATTTTCCAGAATGGGAATGTAGATTTTATTGTGGAAGAGATGTTCCGGGTATCTATATATCAGCATTGAATGCTTTTGATAATACTTCTGTTAGGATAAGATCTAAAGATGATTTTACCTTTGGGGCATTCTGGAGATTTGAAGCAATGGAACCTGAGACTATTGTTATATCTCGGGATTGTGATTCGAGATTGTCTGCAAGAGAACGACAAATTGTAGATGAATGGATTGTCTCAGATAGTCGGTTGTCAGTAATACGAGATCACATTAACCATTATGAATTCCCTATACTTGCAGGTATGTGGGGACTAAAGAATGGTTTAGACACCGAAATGATAAAAGGTTTGCCTAAGTATAATAATAATCATACTTATCTAATGGATCAATATTGGTTAAGAGATTTAGTCTGGCCTAGATTAGAACACGTTTCTATGGTACACGGTATAAAAGAAACAATGTGGATGCGAAATACCTATCAATCTATAGGGAAAGATTTTATAGGGCAAACATATGATGCTAACGATATTCCTGTATATGATCAAGCACTATCATGAAACAAAAAATTGTAGTACATCACCATACTGGTCTAGGAGACCACTTCATATGTAATGGATTAATTCATTCATTATTGGAACACTATTCTATTGACTTAATTTGCAAAAGACATTATAATAAGACTGTGAAACATTTATATGAAGACTTCGAAGATGTAAATATTATTCCTGTGGACAATGAAGAACAGGATGTTTTGAAATACATTCAAGAAACAAATTACCCTTTGATGCGAGTTGGATTTGAAAAAACAGATTATGACAACTTTGAGGAATCGTTTTATATAACATCTGGTGTAGATCCTGATGCTGAATATGATAAATTTGTTTTACCTAAACGATTAGATGATTCTTGGAAATGGTATGAGAATTTAAAAACAAAGATAGGTGAAAATTATATCTTTGTTCATGATGCAAGTACATATGGAACATTTGATCTTAAGATAGATTCAAAGTTACCAAGACATACTGCAGTTAAAGAAGATACAGATGATGTTTTAGATTATGTAGATGCAATCTGTTTTGCTAAGGAAGTTCATGTTATTAACAGTGGTCTTAATAATTTAGTATTTCAATTGTATTATAAAAATATGACAAGAGGTAAAATCTTTTATCACAATGCAAGAAAACTTAATCTTGGTGGTATCCCAGTTAAAGTCCCTGAGGGAATACAGGTAGTTGAATATGAGTAAACGAGTAACAGTAATAACACCAACAACAGGTTCTGATTATCTAAAACAAAATGTGGATTCTGTTTTAAAACAGACATATGATAATGTAGAACATCTTGTAGTTATAGATGGTCCTGAATTTCAAGCAAAGGCATTTAAGCAATTAGATATACAAGAAGCATCTGCAACTGTAGTAACTTTACCGCATAACACTGGGCATAGCCAATATAATGGACATAGAATTTATGGTTCATTTCCATATCTAGTTGATTCTGACTATGTAATGTTTTTAGATGAGGATAATTATATTGATCCAAAGCATATAGAAACATTAGTTGAAGTTTGTGAAACAAATGATTGGGCATTCTCATTAAGAAAAATTATAGACAAAGATAGCAATTATGTTTGTCTTGATGATTGTGAGAACTTAGGTAAGTGGCCTACATGCTTAAGTGAACAAGAACTTTTTGTAGATGTAGGTGCATACTTTTTACCTACATCTATTGCGATTCAAATATCTCCTCTTTGGTATCGTAGAGCCAGACATCCGGACGAACAACCTGAGGTAGATCGTATTATTATGCAAGTACTCTTACAGCATGGGTTTACATACGATACAAATGGTATGTATACTTTAAATTATAGAGTTGGTAATAGAGAAGATTCAGTGAAAGCCGACTTCTTTAGATGGGGTAATGGATTGATGGAAAAGAAATTTAAGGATGGATACCCATGGAGAAAGAAATAAACTACAAATACAATGAAGGTGCTCTTCTTAAAGAGTTTAAAGAATATATCGACGCCACTTACGGCGAACATTATTCAATGAATAAATTTCAGGCGACTGAATTTATTATTGATAATGGACACGGTGTCGGTTTTACCGTTGGGAACGTAATGAAGTATGCCCAAAGATACGGAAAGAAAGCCGGAAGGAATAGACAAGATATACTAAAGGTGTTACACTATGCTTTAATGCTTTTATATACGCATGACATTGAAACTAAGGAGATTAAATAATGCAGATCAGTAAAGAGACGATTGATACCCTAAAGAATTTTGCTGCTATTAACAGTAACATTCTTATCAGAAAGGGTAATACCTTATCCACAATTAGTACAGCGAAAAACATTTTTGCTAAAGCTACGGTTGCTGAGAACTTCCCTGAAGAAGTAGCAATCTATGATTTGAATTCGTTGTTGGCTTTGCTAACACTTATGGAAAATCAAAATGTAGAATTTGGTGAGAAGAGTTTAACAATTTCTAAAGACTCAGGTAAATTTGAATATTTCTATTCTAGCCCTACAGTTATTGTTGCGGCACCTACAAAGGATATTGAAGTAGATACACACTATGAGTTTAAGTTAACCGCAGAAGATGTTAACATGATTATGAAAGCGGCAGCTATTACTGGCGCACCAACTATCACAATCTCAAGTAAAGGTGACGATGTTACTTTGACTATCGGTGATAAGAAAAATGATACAGCAAATACCTATAAGAAAGTTATCGGTAAATCTGAACACACTTTTGATTGCCACATGGCAGTTGAAAACTTCAAGATTATTCCTGACGCTTATACAGTAACAGTATCAAAGAAAAAGGCATTCCAATTTAAACATGCAACAAAACCATTGGGTTATTTTATCGCAATGGAACCAGATTCGGTGGTGTAATATGCAAGCAAATTTTTATGTACCTAGACGTGAGTATATTGCTGTTCTTCGTAATGAAGTTGAAACACTAAAGCGTTATTATTACAAACCAATGGAAGAGGGCACAGGACATTTTAATACAGCAATTTCTGTATTAGAACAACGTATTAATGAACTTGATACTGTCCCAGATGCAACAACAGCTTGAAATTAAATTCTTCTATCCTCTAACGGAGCAAATTCCGTTAGAGTTAGATTTCACTCCTAGTGAACAGTGGGTCGCTGAGTTTAGAAAGAAACAATGGAACCATAACACAGTTTCATTTGATGGGAATTACTTAGTTAGTAGCGGCACAGGTACTATCGGTTGGAATCAACCTACTTCCTTTGTTGTGAAGACTTCTACAAAGAATGTTGGTAAATGGCAAATCACAGACGGTATGTTTGTGTATAGACCTACTAAACCAAATACCATCATCAGGTTTATGGCCAAGTATCTTCTTGGCTTTAAATGGCATGATGAAATTTAATTATATTATGAGGTTATTATGGATTATCGTGAAAATGAATTTTTGTGGGTTGAAAAATATCGCCCTCGCAAATTAGATGACTGTATCTTGCCCGCAGACCAAAAGACAATCTTTCAAGAAATGTTGTCTAAGGGTGAGATTCAGAACATGCTATTATGTGGTGGGGCAGGTATGGGTAAGACCACAGTTGCCCGAGCATTATGTGAAGAACTAGAAACAGATTATATCATCATTAACGGTTCAGAAGAATCTGGTATTGATGTTCTTCGTACAAAGATTAAACAGTTTGCATCTACTGTATCATTCAGCGGTAAGCCAAAGGTTGTAATTTTAGACGAGGCAGATTATCTTAATCCTAATTCTACACAACCCGCCTTGAGAGCATTCATTGAAGAGTTCTCAGCAAATTGTAGATTTATTCTTACTTGTAACTTTAAGAATCGAATCATTCCTCCTCTACATTCTCGTACTGCGGTATTTGAATTTAAATTACCTAAGGCCGATAGACCAAAGATTGCGGCAGCTTTCTTCAAGCGTGTTACTGAGATTATGCAAATCGAAAAGATTGAGGCAGACGGTAAAGTAATCGCAAAGGTAATTGAAAAGCACTTCCCTGATTATAGACGTGTTCTAAATGAATTGCAACGATACTCAGCTTCAGGAAAGATTGACGAAGGCATCTTTGTTAATCTTGGCGAATCGAACATGCAAGAACTAATCTCTTCTTTGAAAGAAGGGGATTGGAAAAAGATGCGTACATGGGTTGTTAATAATATTGATAATGATCCTGGAACAATCTTTAGAAAATTGTATGATACTTTAACCGATCATGTCAAACAGGTTCCTCAGTTGGTCTTGTTGCTAGCAGACTATCAATATAAATCTGCATTCTGCGCTGACCAAGAGATTAATCTAGTTGCTTGCTTAACTGAGATTATGGCAGCGGTAGAATTTAAATGATAGATATTTTTCAACCTACTTTACAATGGATTAAAGATGATTTCGCTTCTAACAGATTTCGCTTTCTTATTGAGTGCTGTGCTTGGGCTATTAGTGTTGGCTGTAGTATCACAATGGCAGTCACAGTCCCTAATCCCCCTCTTATTGTATTATACCCTATCTGGATTAGTGGTTGTGCTATGTATGCTTGGGCTAGTTGGACTAGGAAATCATTTGGCATGCTTGCTAACTACATCCTGCTTACTTCCATAGATACAATTGGTTTGATTAGGATGGTACTATGAGTTTATTCGGAGATCCTGTAGAGAAAATTGTAGAGATTCCATACAAGGCTCCTGCAATTTCCCCCTTTGATTTTATTAACGCAATTCATCATAGTAAAGAAAATCTAATAGTTGACGATTGGTCTGAGAAACAGTATAATCCCTATATCATAAACAAGGGATTATCATATGGTCACGATACGGTAATCGCGGCAAATGAGATGAATTCTCGCCCTCACATAGATAAACTGCTACAATTTCAGTTTCTTATAAATATCATTAGGCCTAAGAAAAGATTCAATAAATGGATCAAGGCTGAGAAAATCGATGATTTGGAAATTGTAAAAGAATACTATGGATACAGCACAGAAAAAGCCAAACAAGTACTCCCACTTCTAAATGATTCGGTTATTAAAGAATTAAGAATAAGAATAACAAAAGGTGGTAAGAATGAGTACTGATATAATCTCTATTGATTTTCCGGGGTATCATCCTCTGGAAGTCATACTCGCTGAGCCCGACGATTTTTTAAAGGTACGCGAAACTTTGACAAGAATTGGTGTAGCATCTCGTAAAGATAAAACACTATTTCAATCTTGTCATATACTACATAAGCAAGGCCGATATTTCATTGTTCATTTTAAAGAATTGTTTGCGTTAGATGGCAAGTCCGCAGATCTAACAGACAACGATTTACAGCGCAGAAACACAATTTCAAAATTATTGGTTGATTGGGGATTGATTAAAATTAATAATCCTGATTATTTTACCGATTACGCTCCACTATCCCAAATCAAAGTAATTTCTCATAAAGAAAAAAATGAGTGGGCATTGGAAACAAAGTATAATATTGGTAAGAAAAA